GCATCCTTTACGCTTTGCCTGTAGGCTTTGATCGCGGACAAGAAATCCGCGTTGTTAACATAATGATTAGCCATAACAACCTTTTCCACATTTTATAAACACTTATATTATATACTGCACAGGGCGGCTCTGTCAAATATAAAAATAAATTTGACCTATATTTTTTGGTCCCGTATAATTTCCTATGTCGGGTTTCATGTAGGGTTATAAATTAATGCTTTGTATCGTTACCTTCGATATAGTTCTTATTATATAATTTAGCTTCTAGCTGATCAAGCATTCTATCTTCTTCAAGTAATGATTCAATATGTTCTTCCTTTGCAGCATTAGCCTGATCAATTGCATCCAAGAACTTGATTGCAACTTCATGACTGGCAGGAACAACAAATTCAATCTTCTCTTTGTTTATTTCATAAAAGGTCTCATCAGAGAGACTGCAATAAGGAATGAGAGAGAACTTGGATGTATAAGCATTGATCTTAACGAAGTAGGGCTGTTCAACTTTAATCATATTATCTAAATCACCAACAAGTATTGCCAACACATCTATCCCGTTCTTAAATCTTATAACTGCAACACATTCCGTCATAAATCCGCCTCTATGAGTTTGATGGGAAATTCCTCTTCCATGTAGAGCTTGTATCTTTCAGCTCCATGCTTGAGAGTGTGGTTCTTCCAAGACTTCCAATGTAGATCATCCGTAATATCAAACAATTTACAATGATCCTTTCCATTATTTAGTCTGAGTCCCCTCCCGATAGATTGCAGATTTCTTATTCGTGATTTAGAAGGTGAAGCAAATATAATATTCTCAATAGATGGAATGTTAATACCTGTTGAGAACACACCAAACGAAGCGACAACAATAGCATTGCTCTCTTCACTCAAAATATGTCTAACCTCTTCTCGACTCTCCACATCAGTACCACCATGGATGTAGAATACTTTCTTTCCTTTCGAGTTGTTGTTAATCATGTTATAAAGAACATCACCATGCTTCTCTACAAACTGAAACAGCACCAATGTATTTCCTTTTGTACTTAAAGCCAGGTTCTTGATGAACGTATTTCTTTTCTCATTTGTAACAAGAAAATCAATTTCTTGTTGATAGTCCATCTTATTACATGCTTTCCTTACGTCTTCTGGATATTTCAACAACAAAGCAGTAATCTTTAATGGAGATAACTTGCCTTCCTCTTGGAGTTTTTTTGTAGTAGTTACCCTATGGACTTTCCCAAAGATTCCCTCTAGAACTAAAGTGTTGATCTTTTTATTATCAAGTGAACCAGTAGTACCTATCCTGTACTTGACATTGGGCATCCTTTCCATAATCGTTGTGAGGGACTTAGCTTTAAATTGATGAGCTTCATCACCGATGATCACATTGAATTGCTGAAACCAAGCTTTTGGCATGGTGTAAGCAGATTGCCACGTAGTAAAGAGAATATCACTCTCAAACGTTTTTGGAAATCCGGAATACAACTTCTGGCAATGCTCTTGAACGGGCCATTCGTTTTGCGTAGAATAATCAATAAAGTCTGAGTACATCTGTTCAACAAGAGATGTCGTAGGGACAACAACAATACACTTACGACCACTTTCAACATGCCATCTACAAATAGAATAGATGATCAAAGACTTGCCAGATCCAGTAGGACTAAGAATTAAAGCTCTATTGTTGTGAAGGGAATGCCAAACAGCTTCGTTCTGATAATCGTGGACTGTGATAGGTTTACCTCTACCACAAAGATTTAAATCAAGAGTGAACTGTTTGATTGTGTCTAGATCGACGTCAGACTTTGTGTCGACGTCATTGACATAGTTGATTTCATGTTGGTACTTCTCACAAAACTTCTCAAGATAGTATAGAAGGCCAACATAGAGAGTTTTTCTTAGAGGGTCTGCTAACCGAACTTTTCCATCCCACAATCTTGCTTTGTATTGGGGGGTAAACCTAGCTCCGGGATAATCGTAAGTAAAATAGTCTACCAGTTCCGATTCAACACCGACATCGTCACAATAAAATCTTAAAAATACTTCATTAATCTTCTCAACGTTTACGATAGACATCTTTGTTTACAATTATCAAAATGAAATCGATACATTCCAGGGGAGGCCTGTCCTTCTTTACTACAGTGTGGACATTTTATTATAGGACGTTGCTGAGCCGATTGCTTTATTTTTAATCTCACATCTTCTCTTTTGGAAGGATTTTTATCCCCCGATATATCACGAAACACACCTCGTTCTTTTCTTGTTTTAGCAGCTTTAACTCCAGCTTGTTTACGAATCTCAGGAGTTTGAACTTCATGGCTTCTTTTTGACATCTCTTTTTGGAACTGAGAATCATTAAACTTGCAATTAGATCTACCCAATCTCCAACCCTCAGGCAGTTCTTTGTCCTTAGGGAAATACTTATCTACCACCCCGTCAGTTATCCACCTTAATGAAGATACGGTATCCCCACCATCACCTTCTTCTATCTTTAGATTAGCCCATTCTGCACTTTCTACAACATTAAACTCAATAGATTTTAATTTTGCAATTTTCACAAACTCTTCGTAATCTTCAGTTTGAAATATTACTTCCGTAATAATATTTTTTCCGTGTTCTTGAACATGTCTTTTCCAGTAGCGACCTGAACCTAGATAAGAATCGTGATTATTTTTTTGTGTGTAACAAAGGTACTTTAACCCAGTGACGGCGTGAGTTTTGATCATTAACTTGTGCATAAGAATCTCCTTTGTTGTATTTATAAAGATTCTTATCTTGCCGTCATTATGATCCTGCAAGAAATTGCTTCCAAGTTATGCCATTTTTAATTTGCCAATCTCGCTGCTTGATCTGAGACATAATCGATTCTATTGCATACAGGACTGTGTCCATGTATTCTAATCGAACCTGAACTTGAGATAGATCTTCGTCACCTTTTAGAAACTCATCCATCTCAGCTTTGAGGGGTTTGGTGTATTGCCATTGATCCCATTCAAGCTGTTTCAATTCGTCTTTTGAAAGCTCACCACGATAATAGCGAAACTTCAGCTTTCGAAGATTGTTGTATTCGATCTCAAGTTTTGTCTTTCGGAGCTTTGCATCTACAAGCAGCTTTAGGTATTTAGCATGCAGTTTTGCGGTGTGGATTGAAGCCTCACCAAGGTGATTATCATCAATTGAGCTGTCTGCTTCCCACATCACCAACACATCATCAAGTTTCATATCAAATCCTATCAGTTATTCTATACGGTAGTAAGTATACCTGAAATTCGCATTTCCGGCAAGATAAACTACATCGGAAACGGTAGATTGCAATTGAATAGAGGATAGTGCAGTTGGGAACAAGTTGATGAACAAAATTGTCTTTATTGATGTACCAAAAGCATTTAAAATACTTAGCGTGCCATCAGAATACCCAGCTAAGAGTTGATTTCTGTTTAATTCATCTGTTCTTGAAGAGATGAAGTTTTTGTATTGGTCATGTGATTGAGGAAATCCAAGACCCACCATCCAGTTGTGAATAGCAACATAATTGGTCATATCACTGTCAATCAAAAATGTCATCGACAAATCACCAAATGTCAGTTTCTCGCCAGGCATTGGAGCATTGACCAAAGGATTACCGAAGTCGGCAGCTGGAAGGTCCAAAGATGGAAGAGTTATTTCTTGACAGAAAAATGTCACCTCTGGAAGTTTTTGAATATTAAACTTAAAGCCATTATTCTGTAACGGACTAATGTTTGAAGGTACTGGACACGATAATGATTGCATAATCATTCCTTCTATTGTTTGATGTTTCTATTTATTGAAAAAGAAACCCGCCGAAGCGGGTTTCTTACTAGCAGAACTAACTAACTAAATTACATCAAGTTCGTAACCGCGACCTTCCTATAATAATAATTCTTGTTAGCGGTCAAGTCACCCTGTGAACCCGAAGAATCGTCGAGGTCAACAAATGGGTTAGCAACCATGCCATAACGTGTCTTGAAGCCAATCTTTGGTTGGAAGCTGTTAGGATCAACAGCACGAACCATTTGGAGAGGAACGTATGGGCAGTAGAACAGACCAGCATCAAAAGCGGATGTGCCTTTGTAGCCAACCATGAAGAACTGAGTGGCGGACTGGTTAGCAGCATATGGATCAACATACACTTTGTACTTACCATTCAACACACCAGCGAAAGTTGTCGAAGCTTCGTCAACGTTCAAGCCAGTCGAGAGAGCAGGAGCGTAGTCGAGAACACCAGCCATTGCAAGAGCAGAAGCAACGTCGCTCGAGCAGAGGATGAAGTTACCACGGCCACGACGTGTTTGCTGCGCAATCGCGTTAGCTTCACGTTCGATTTGGAACAACATGCCCTTGAATTTCTCAACAGACCAACGGCCGTTAGCGTCAACGTCCAAGTCAAATGTACCAGCGTTAGCTGTACCGACCTGAGCACCTGGCTTAGCAGTTGCGTAGATTGTGCGAATAACTTCGCGGTTGATTTCAGCAAGAATCTCTGCGGAGAGAATGTTGCTCAACTCGCCTTCAGCGTCAAGACCATGAACTGCTTTCAAGTCCTGAGCGAGTTCGAGAGAGTATTCAGCTTTCAGAGCGCGTGTCTTAGCAACAACGCTGGTCTTCTCGATCGAGAAAGCCATCTGAGCGAACGAACCGTCACCAACACCACCTTGGCCAAGAGCTTCAGCAGCAGCTGTCGTGATACCACGGCCAGTTGTAACAGAGCCAGTCCATGGGGAAAGGTCGGAGTCGTTTGTGCCGTCACCGGAGAAACCAGTATCAGCTTCGTTAAACAAAGCTTCCGTACCGTTCTGTGTGCTGTAGCGTGACTTCATAGCGAAGATCAAGCCAGTTGGCTGAGTCATTGGCTGAACGCCGCAAACGTCATAAGCGATCAACTGAGGCATTGCACGGCGAACCAAGCTGATCAAAACTGGGTCGTAACCTGCAACGGTACCTGTAGCAGCACCAGCACCACCGAGGGCGAGGCCTGTACCACCAGCGTTAGCTGGAGCAGCTTCGAAGAGAGCTTCAGCTTGCTTGCGCATTTCGCGCTCTTGGTTTTCCAAGAGAACAGCTGTAACTTCTTTACGGTAGTTGTCTTTGATTTGTGGAAGGGCGTCGTGGTTAAGAACTGGAGCCCATTTTTCCATTAATTGTTTACGATCGGACATTTTGTTTCCTTTTATTTAAGATTGTCTAATACTGACAAGTAACCCTTGATCGAAGGATCAACAACCTTAGCTGTCTTCTCTTCTGTCAGAGTAACTGGAGTATCTGTTACTACGGATTCAACAACAGGAGTTGTTGCCTTGTTTGTGAAATAGCTTTCACGAATTGTCTGTGCTTTCTTCTGGAAAGTTTCGACGCCGTCAAATTCCAACTCTTCGATTAAAGCGAAGAATTTTTCTTTGTCAGTCTCAACCAAACCTTCGGCAAGTTCAGCAGCAACCTGACCAACTTGATACTCGGTCAATTGCTTGTTCAACTCGACGTTAGTATTGAATTGCTCGTCTAACTTCGATTTCATTTCAGCAAGCTGCTGTTCCATTTCACCAAGCACATCGAATTTTTCTTCAGGAATATCGATATAGTGCTCTTCGAAAAGAGACTTCAACCCACCAACGAAGCCTTCCAAAATTTCAGACTTCATACCACTCTCAAGGGCAATTTCATTCTGTTCCATCCACTGCTCGACTACGTAGTCAAGATATCCATCAACTTTTTCAACAAGACCCTCTTTAATGCTTTCGACTTCTTCAGCAAGTTTTGCTTCGTAAGCCTCATCCAACTTTTGTACTTCTTCTTTAACTCTATTCATAACAGCTGCTTCAAAAATTGTAGCAGCTTTTTCTTTGAATTCTTCTGTAAGATCTTCACCAGCAACCAAAGCGTCGATATCTTCTTTCATACCGGCAATGTGGCTTGCTTCTTGAGCAGATTCACCTTTGTTAACAACGTTAGCGGTCTTGGCTTTTCCACCAACTTCCTGTTTGTCAACGTTGTTCTTTTTGTTTTCTTCGTTCTCACCTTCGACGCTTGTAACGCCATCGGTCTTAGGAGTCATTTCTTCCTCAGCTAAAACCTCTTCAACGATAGATTCTTCTTGTGTTTCAACTTTTTTAGATTCAGCAAGAATATCTGCAATTTTTTGTTCGATAGACATAAGTTTCTCCTGTAAACTCTATATTATTTATACAATTAAAGTTTTCACATAATCCATTATTGTTATTTGGTATTAACTACCTAGTAACTTATTTAAGTAGTAGTAATTAATACCCAAAGCATCAATTGCTTCTTTCTTGCAGCTATAATGAATTCCATTCACAATAACCGGCTTTGCTGCAGGAGCTCCTCCACCTCTTCGGCTTTCGCAAAACTCCTGCGATCTTTTTTTACCTCTGTTTGATTCGGCTCGAGCATTGACGTATTCCGGCAATTGCTTCCTACCTTTTTTAGCTTCACTGAGTTTTCTTCTCGTTTCGCTAGACGGTTTTCTTCCTAAATTAGCCAACCTCATTTTATGTCTCGTTACATCTGATTTATTAGATGTACCTTCACCTCCGTCAGTCTGATTATGTAAGATACCTGTGCCAATATCCTTACGACCATACCACAGAATGTATCTTCTTTCGAGTGCAAGAGCACCAACCTCAGTCAATTTATGCTCTAGAAAAACTATTCTCGCCTTATCTTTAGGAGGTCTATGACCAACTGTTGAAACAAAAGCGCGGTTTGCTTGACCTTTGCCAATATAATATGGCGTACCATCTTCGCGTAAATAAGCATAAACGTAGAACTTCAACATCATTACTTAATATTGTTCAGGAAGTTCTGAAACATTCTTGCTTGAGATTCTGCCAACTGTTTAGTCGACATTTTTTTAATGTCAGATTTAAGCTGCTCAGCCATAACCCAAGATTTTGTAGATGCGTTATACACCCACTCAGCTCCTTCCATCACCCCTTCAACAAAAGCATCAGGAGCAGAAGGATCTGCAACGATATCAGCAGCAGTAGCTAGCATGAAATCGTCTTGAACAAGGTTCACACCATTTTTTTGAACAAGTGAACCCATACCACGAGAAGATACGCCAAGCTGTGCACCTTCATCAATCAAAGACTTAACAATCTTGCCATATGGTGTATCCATAATCTTTGCTTTTCCAACCCAATTATTACCATCAAGTTTCAACGACTTGATCATGTGGGAGACGCGGTCAAGATTAATGGTTGGGGAATCGGGATGACCTAATTCACCAAAAGCACGATTTTTAGTAATGTATTCTTTGTTGTAACGGTTAACTTCTTTCTCCATGATCTCTCTTGGATACATACGACCGTTACGGTTCTTTAAGTTAGATTGGAGGAATACGCCTTCAATAAAGTACGATTTTTCTTTCGTCCCTTTGGCTTCCTCAACAATCAACTTAACTTCTTCTGTGTGTTCCTTTATGAGCTTCACTATATTTCCTTAAGGAGCTACGTAGTCTGGGCTACCGTTAATTGTTGTGCTAGCACCAACACGAGTTGGATCATCATAAGCACCGTATGTAGCATCTTCAACTTTAGTCTTATAGCCACCAGTCTTACGGATTCTCAACCAGCAAGAAGCTTGAGCTCCAGAAATGGCAACTACGATATCAGATGCAGCACCAATTGTATCAGGAGGCATATCCTGACCGCTAAAATCTAAAAATCCAGCAGCGTTAGCTTGCAATGTCATAACAACGACACTATTACGTGTAATCGTGATAACACCATCTGCAGCACCAGTCCATGTTACTCCAGCAATTGTTGCTGTTTGGGTTTCACCGTCTAATGCTTGATTAGAAAGTAACAAATCAGTTGCTAATGCGATTGTTGCAGAACCGTCTGTGCCAGACACTTTTACAACAGCTTCCTGAGCAACATTTTTTAAAATAGTTTTGACGACTGCCATTTTAATCCTCTATTTGGTCTACAACATTTAAAAAGTTTTCAACTGATTCGCGCATATACTTAATAACATCTTCATGCTGCCCGAATATATTATTTATGCGGTTGTACAAATCTTCTGATACCACTACTGAAGTACCATCATTTAACGTAAAATCAAATCTACCTTCTATTAAAGTGTCTAAGTTATTGATCTTTCTTATTTCTAATGACACAGGATCAGCGTTAAATGCTTTAGATGCTGCCAATTGAATGTAAGATTCAATCAACGTATCCGTTACCTTCACATCTGTGTGATGCTTTCTAATAATGGAAGCAATCTTACTATCAGGAAGATCCTGATACATCTCCTCCTGAAGGTCATTTAATACAGATCGTTGTATTCTTGATTCTGTAATATGTTGCTTTGCTTCTTCAATCGAATGAAATAATGTAGGCTGTTTATCAATTAAAACAACCCCATCATCTCCTTCAGAGATAACGTGTTCGTAACAGGTTACTCGTCTAGATATTCCTGTACCGGTCAACTTTTCATAAAGAGATGATTGGAGTTTTTTGTAATTCATTTTACGTGTTTAATTTTGCCGCCCATTTCACGGAAGTCATCCAATTCTGTATCAGAAAGGTGTTCGCCAGCTTTAATGCCGTGCTCAAAGTTTTTGCCAACAGCATGGACTTTGTACTTACCACCGCCGACTGGTTTGACGTGAAGAGCGTTGGCGTGAACTTTAGATTGATCCATTTCTTCGTCAACCAATTCAATCTCTTCAACAACTTCTTCAGCTTGCTCTTGTACGTTGAACATATTCTTGGCAACTTCCTGACGCATTACATCAAGACGCTCGGCAATACGGCCGGCCATTTCTGTTTCGAACGATTTCTGAATAGCGACAGAATCTCCGGATGCAATTGCATCGATTAGGTCACGAGTGCTCATTGGTTATCTCCTTGTTGAGCTTGCTGATCAAGCATTGGTTGTTGTTTGGCGACTGCTACTTGTCCTTCATGAGATGCAAAGTCGAGGTCTTGCTCGCGATCTACTTCCATCTCCTTATCCATATCCTTAATGTCATCTTCAGTTTGCATAAGAACATTCTTACGAACCCAAGTACTCGAGAAGTACTTACCTACAAAAGGATCGATAACTTGAAGAAGTGCAACTCTATTATTAATAATCTCGGAATCTTTCATCTCAGCAAAATGATTATCTCGCTGGAAATCAAACCGTATAGAATAGGACATATCATCCCACTCATCAGGCCTAATGATTCCTTTTGTTATTAATTGAATTCTCAGTGCATCTTTTAAAAGCGAAGAAAATTTATTACGCAGCCTATCAATAAACTTGCTAAATTTAATTTCTTCACGAGTAATCTCGTTTGTTCTACCCAGACTAAAGTTTTGATTTGGTTGTAGTCTTGAGATAGGAACATTAAGTGCTTTGTATAATTTATTCTGGAAGTATTCGATATCCTCAATCTGACCTAAATTCTGACCACCCTGAAGAGTAGTAATCTCTGTACCCTTACCACCTTCGCGGCGAGGCATCCAGAAGTCTTCCATCAACGATAGGTGCTGGCGGTTGTCTTTTACTTCGCCTGTGGACGCATCGTATACAACTTTATTACGGAACTTAACCATAATGTCATTAACATACTGTTCAGCTTTCACTTTAGGTAAGTTACCAACATCAATATAGAAAATTCTTCTTTCTGGTGCGCGCGAGATGCGATAGATGACTAACGCATCTTCCATCATCTTTAATTGGTTTACTGGCTTGATTGCTTTGTGTAAGTAGCTCAACACCATATTAGTGTTGGCGTCAATTAATCCAGAATTAGCGTAAAGAATAGAATCAACAGAAATCTTTACGCCTTGTGTTGTTTGCTCTGTAATACCTTTGTCATTGTATAGATAGTATTCTTCTACATTTTTTACAACTTCAACGCCTTTCTCATTCTTCTCTTTCTTTACGTTTTTAATCTTTCTCATCTTACGAGGATCGACAAAACGTAATTCTTGAATGCCTGCTTTTACATTCTTCTCATCTAGAAGGACATGATAATACATTCTTCCGTCAATATACCACTGACGGAACATATCGTGACCTTTTTCTTCGAATTTGTAAAGTCGAAGAATTTGATCAAACTCATCACGAATTTTTTTCTTTATTGAGTCGGAAACTTTAAGGTCATCGAGAACGACTGTGACAGATTGTGATTCTGCATCAGTAACAATTGCTTCATTAACGATATCTTCAATAGCTGCATCACAATCAGCGTACTGAGCTGCTTCACGATATCGACGGATTAAATCGTTTTCGTTCTTTACTACACCTTCAAGGTCAACAACGAGACCATAATATGCAGCTGCACTATTGACAACAGTGGAACCGTCGTCAGGAGTAGGAGCAATGATGCTTTCTATTTCCTGCGACGGCTTTTTACGTTTAATTTCAAAACCAAAAAAGTCCATAATTATGAATTTTCCTTATGATGTATCAAAAGTTAGATACGATCGGGGATAAAGTAGTTGTAGACAAACTCTACATCAAAGATTTCAATCTGATTGTTCTGTTCAAAGTCAAGAGCAATTGGACCAACCGAAACGGGATATGCGTTATAAAATTTATACGACTTGATTGTTGAATCGTTGCGATCAAGTTGGTAAACAGTCATGTCAACTTGATAATCAGTGGGTCTCATGATACCATTAGTGGCCGAATAGTTGAGGACACCATTCATCCACGTTTCCATTACATTACGAATCAAGAAATTCGTATCATTGAACACGCTAACAGCCCATGGCTGGAATGTGCGCTCGCCTGCAAAGTGTACGGGACGACCACGGTAAGACGTGGTAATATCTTCCACTACAGAAGCTGGCAACGTTGTTGCACGGCATAAAAACTGTGCTGCATTACCTGCTGTCGATCCAATTGCCCCAACAAAAGCTGGAAATGTCAATTCAACGCGAAACTGGTTGGGGCGTGCACCACCACCTTGCATTTGCGCTACGAAACCTGAAATAGTAGCCATTTAATTCTCCTTAATGAGGGGTCCGTAGACCCCTGTTATATTTATTAGCCGCCAATTTCGTCAAACGAGATTCCGGTGCGGACAGCAACGAAATTCAGAGTGATGAAGTTAATCGAGCGAGCAGGTTTAATGTAGATATCAGCAACAAACTCGTTACGATCAATGACTTCGCCAGTGTTGTTTGTTTCGTCACAAATAACACGGAAGTCAATAACACCTCGACGACCTTGAACATCTCTTAAGAATGGCTCGACTAAGTTCTTAAATTGAGCACGTGTAAAGAAGTCGTTGAATTCAAACAGCTGATACTTAGCAGCCGTTGCAATTGCTTTTTCAAGGACAATAAACAGTCTACGTACGTTGATGCGGTCGAAAGCAGAGGGTTTAGCCAACAATGTTTTATCACCAAACAGAACAGTTCCCTGACCTGGGAATGTAACAACTGGGTTAATACCAGCTTTGTACAACTCATCGCGTTCCGTCTTATTGGGTGTAACGTTAAGTCTAACGACATTTTTGATCTGACCTCTATTCAAACCACCTGGCGACCACCAAGGATCATTTGTAAGATCTGTGCGTGCACACAACCCAGCGATATCACCATTCAATGGAACCCAGCGATACTTATCGTTGTAGCGGTCATATTGGTATTTCCAACCAGAATCAAGAACACCATACGAGGAGCTAACATTAAAGGAAGATTGTTGACGGAATTCAATCGTTTTCTCAACAATGTCCAACCCCAGGATAACATTACCAGAGTTTGTGACTGGGGAAACAAACGCAACACAATCTTTACGAACTTCAGCAATTTGTTCAATAACAAATTTGGCTACTGGAGCTGTGACAGGACCTGTAGGAATCAATGAAATGTCGTAAATTTCCGAGTTTGCAAAAATTGAAAATCCTTCTTGCAGCTGACCGGCAGTTGGAGACAAGTCATCTACACCACCATCAAGATTAGAAACGCTAAGAGATGACAACGAAGCAAACGTAGAATTTCTTGCCTGTGATCCCCATGCTGCACCAACACCAACAGCTGTTGGGTGATCCATCCACCAGATGTATTTGGAATTAACGTTAATGACGTTTCTGTAATAATTATTTGTTCCGTCTGGTTTTCTTGCGTCAACTGCTTTAGACACAAACTCGAACTTTTCCAAAATTGCACCACGAGTGCCAGTCCAAGCACCGTTGTCGTCAATCAAAATAACGTGCATTTCATCGTTAAGACCATTAACACCATCAACGTACGTTGAGGTTCCTGGTGCTGAATCAAATTCTGTGCGGTATGTCCACGAGCTAAATGTAGCCGAGTCAGCCATTTCGACACGAATCGAATTACCTAACGATCCAGGATATTTGGCAGCCCAAGTTCCAACAACACCAGCACCGTTTGCATAATTGGTTTCATACTCAACTTCATTTCTAATCTTAATACCGCCAACAACAATTTCTGGTGTACCATCAAAATCGACACCAACACTGTCAGTGACCGTAATGGTTGGGGCAGAGGTGTACCCAGAACCTGGATCGGTAATGTTAATGCTTACAATCACGCCGTCTTCAACAACTGCCGTGCCTGTAGCTGTAACTCCACCAGTAATCTGAGGTGCGGAAAATTCAACAACTGGATTTAGATATCCTGAACCACCAGCAACAATCTCAACGTTTGTGACGGTACCAGAAAGGGTAGAAACTGCGTTACGAGCTGCTGTGGTATCAACACGAACCAACAAAAGATTATTTGTGTAAGCCAAAAAGTTAGCAGCAGTAAACCATGAAGCTGCATTGCCGTCAACAGGACGTCCAAAACGGGATACTAGTTGATTTTCCGATGAGATCGTTGTGGTATCCATAACAGGACCCCACATGAAAACACCAGCGTAAGCGCCTGTGGATGTGGCCACAGCAGGTACAATATTAGTCAGGTCTTTTTCGGTGACCAAAACCCCAGGTGAAAGCTGAAAAGCCATTATTATCTCCTTGTTAACGACGAAGTTAGTTCCACACTAAATCTTCGTATTATTTATTGATTTTAAAAGTTCAATAGCTCTATTTGGTCAGGTGTAAGGTGGTAAGGGTTGTTTTTTGAAGGTAATTTGCGGTTATCATCTGTTTCTTTTGATAGTTCTACCGGTTTGTTATCTTCAAAAAACCCAAATGGAGTTAAAGTTGAATCGATGTATTGTTGTTTTTGTTCCGTCAAAATACTACGTAGATTAATATTTGTAATTTGTTGGAACACATCTTGTTTTGTCAACCACGCTAATAACCATAATGTAGTGCACAAATCGTCATTAACAGAGGGATCTTGCGATGCATAAGACTTTCGATACATCACAAATAACCCAAGTTCACTGATAATTCTATGTGAGCTGACAATTAGTTGATCTTTTTCAATCAACTCTTTTAAAACTGAACACCCAAGAGATTTAACCTTTGAAGTCGTTCTGACGCCTGGATATCCTCTTGTTTGAGAAAGTTCGTTGCCATTGGTAAAATATAAGTTTTCATACTCATATTCATACCAAATTGTATTGGCAACCTCTTCTCCAAGATCATTAATTTCAATCAGAATAAAAGCATTATTATATTCTCGAGCAGTATTATATATCAGATGTGGATATTCAAGAGTAGAAATCTCATTATCCTTATATGTCGCTACTACTCTATACGGCATTTCTGAAACATCCGTAACAGTAAACGCTGAAAAATCATGATGACGTCCTCGAGAAACGTCAACTGTAATAACATATGACCTATCTTTTTCTGGAGGGTAAAAAACTTCGAAGTTGTCTTTTTGAATAACAGGGACAGCAAGGGGAAGTGTAGCTAGCTTTGATCCATCAACAAGAGTATATGAACTACCTTCGAATGTTGTTTCGATTTCTTGACGGTACTTAACTTCACCTAGTTTCTTGCGTTGAGAATCTGCCCATTCTTGTGATCTTTTTGGATTCTCTTGCCAATGACCTTCAACGGTCTTAAAGTCATTTACTTCCTTAACAGCTTCAGCCCACAACTTATGGTAATGGTTCAATCCATTGGGTGTACTAATAATTACTAGTTTAGAAGATTCGGAAGATGACAATGTTGGAAATACAGAAGCAATGAACTCTTCTGCTAGGTTTGGGTGAAGATGAGCAAACTCATCGCAAAGCAATAAGTTAACGGACATACCACGAACAGCACTGGCTGATGTAGCTGATGCAACACATCTTGAACCATTTTCAAGAACCAACGACTTTTTGTTCCATTCAACAACACCTTGCTGTAACCATTGTGGAAGGTTTTCAATGATGAACTGCACACGACCAAAGATTTCAATAGCAATAGCTTGCTTGTTTGCTAAAATAACTGCTGTCTTATTTTCATTGAATAGCACATACCATGCGAAGTAAGCTGCAACAATTGTTGACTTACCAGCCTGACGAAATAGTTTACCTAAGGTGTTTTTGTTGTTGTGAATAGATTCGATGATTCGCCTTTGATAGGGAAACATCTTAAAAGGAACAACTCCATCATCAAGCGAAACAATCTTTGCGTACGTCTCAATGAAGTATATGGGGTCTTTAGCACACTTAATATATTCGTGTACCTGATCTTGAGTAAAAGCAACCTGAACTCCAGCTGCTTTTAAGAGGGGATTTCTGTTATAAAATTGCATTAAAAATCTTGAAGCCACTCATCACGAGTAATTTGATACGTCTCTGGATCACCTTCAGCAACGTGTACAGAAGCAATGTTTCCAGACATATCCCTAACATTCATTCCAGTAGAGTATATAGGTTTGTTTTGACCAACTGGACCAAACAGATTTGTTTTTAAAGTGAAGTCTAAAGTATGTGTCACAAAACGTCTTGTTTCAAATGAGCCATCGTACTCATCAGCAACTTGAAGATTGTTTAGGACAACCGGAACATCAACAATCAAATTAAGATCTGGGACTACTTTAACAGCTAATGTATATTCTGGATTGAACCAAGGAAGAATCTGCTCAATAATTTGTAAACCGTCTTCTTGCGTTTTGGTCAATACATATAAAGAAATGTTTATATTGTACGGGACCGGCGATCCAACGCTTGTTGAGGCTTCACCGTTATTACAGTTTATAGTGTTGTTTTTATTAAACTTTCTTGTAGGGTCGTAGCTGTAGCTAGTAATTTCAAACGACATCCTTGGGAGACTTGTGTACGTATGATTATTTAAATCCGGATCTTGCTCAATACGAACTAACCACTTTTCCTTAGGGGAGTACGCGAGGGGAATTTGGAGTCTTTGTACGATGGGCCCGTTAACAGAATCACCCTCTCTACGATCAATATAGATGTCGCTAAACAATCGCCCGAAGGACACAATCGTCTTACGGATGATACCCCAATAAAAAGTTTGTTGGTTTAACACATCAGTCTCCAAAAGGATTGTTTTCGTTAAATAACAAATCCCTTGCCTCTAACTTAAATTTATTATTGTCACCGTACGATTCAACCGCATCTACATTGTTTTCAACTGTGGCAACTGCTGTTGCATTTTGACCGTTACCAGTAATAGTGACAGTAGCTGTCTTGTAGTTATATCCACCATTAGTAACATTAACACTTGTAATTGACCCGCTTTGAATCACAGCTTGGGCAGTAGCTCCTCTTCCTGTAGGAGAAGTAATTGCTACCGTAGCACTTGTATAACCAGTGCCGCCGTTCGTGACCTGGATGTCAGTTATCTCGCCACTATTAGTTCTATTCAGATCAGTTGTAAACGACTTCAAGTTTTCAAATGCATCAATTTCTGATATACCAGTATCAATACGCTCCGAAGCATACTGAAACAACTCGACTTGAAGCTTATAAACATACAGCTTACCTAATTGATAGAAAGGATCCTGATGCTTGACAAACTTAATTTCAAACAACCCATCTGTAAGAGGGAAATAAATCAAATCACCTTCGTTGGGTCTTGTTGGAATAGTTGTCTTATTGTATCTTCCAATCAGTTGTTCCCAACGACGTCTAGCTACAACTAATGTAGCTGATTGTTCCATCATAAGACCAAACTTCTGAAGGAATGCACCTTGACCATCGAAAGAGTCAACGTTTTCAAAATACATCTCAATTGGAAATGAAGTCTTAAACTGACTCAGACGATCCTCGCCAAGAATATCATCCTTGGAAACAAGTTCTCTTGGAATGTAGTACAGAGTTTGACCAAATATTTTTAATGATTCAATGATCAAGTCTTCAACAAGTAACTGCTCGTTACGAGTTCCTTGAGTAAAGTATACGTTGGGCCCAGACATTGGTATCATGGTTTTAACCTAAGTAGAAGTCAAGAGGAGCTGACTTGTTGATCAATTCATCTTCAAGCTCTTTAATTTCTGATATGGCCGTTTGATACATTGATTGACCATCAATGGTGACTCCACCAGGTAGTTGAATACCAGAAAATTTAGAAAGATTAGTTGCCCATTGTCTCTTAAAAAGAGCAGTAGTATAGTGTTTCAACCATGGCTCGCTCCAGACTTTTTGGAACTGAGCTGGATCTAGAGCACGATAGCATTCCACCACAACATGATCTCCAGGACGGATATCTGTTTCCCAGTTAATTACAGGATACAAACGTCCTTGCATACGGTTGAAACTGATTTGTGGTCTGCCATTCAATTCTAGGTCAAGCAAAGCAAGGTGACCCATCACTTGCTTATAATAGATGATAGATGTTGATGCAAGATCATACAAGTCGTTCAATCTTAACTGATATTGAATATCAAACATTGATTTGGATGTCTGAGTACCAGCAAATGGAATTAAACGAACAACACCATATACCCAATCTGACAACTGAAGATATTTTAATTCTGTTTCTCCAGGCGTATAAAAATTTGTAGTGGCAAGGGTTGCGGTAATCGCTGGATTGTCTTCCACTTGAATTGTTTCACCGGCTTGGAATTCGCCAGTAACAAAACGAATAATCAGTTCTGTTCCTTGCGATACTTTGTCTGTTTGATCAACAACTCGAGCACGTGCTCCAGATGTTTGGCCAATAACCCAATCATTTAATGGGAAGGTTTCTGCAACAGATTGCTGCAAAGTAAGAGTTGAAGCATTAATCTTGTGCTTGAGATATACTTTTTCAATGCCGTCATAGTGATACAAACGCCAGTATTCCAAGGCTTCGTCGATGCGATCCTCCAACTGGTCGTCTTCTATATTAATTTCAAGAACAGGAGCTCCGAGATTACGAAGGCAGTATTCTTTTAATTGCTGTCTAGTTGTAACGGCCATGTTGGGTCTCTTAATCGGGTAGGTTAATCGTTTATTGATTATTTATTTAGTTGTTTAACTACCTCTTCTGGAGACACCCAGCAATCATCCCGGAACTCACACTGTTCCCAGATCCAAAACTGCTTTTCTCTTAGGTATTTTCTATCTTTTAACATGTTAATGTTTTCAGGATGTCCAAATATATTAGGATCCGACTGTCCCCACAAAACAATCCCTGGTTTACCAAGATCCCAGCAGAAATGTTGAAAAAAACTATCCACTGAGATCCAAGTTCTACATTCATTAACTAAAGAACCCAGTTCTTTCAAACTGAGATTCTTTCTGAAATCTTCGACTAATTGTTCCTCTCCTTCTATCCCTATTTGCACGATTGGCTCATCAATCAGCTCAACCAACTGTTTAAAAAAAGGATAGTTTTTAGGGTTATTCTTTCCATTACGAAGTTTCTTGGAATATGGTGAGATAATAATCATGATAGGTACATCTTCCTAAACGCATCTTCAACAGATCCTTTCCAATTCCATTGATCCATTTTCTTGTAGATATTCCATTGATCAATACTTCCATACAAAGCAATTGCTTCAGCGATTGGTCTACACGGAATAATTTCTGGATAACAACCAAACACAATTGGATCTTTCAGGTCTTTTAGGATTTTTTTAAACACAATGTGGTCACCCATACCATTATCAAGAACCACAATTGTTTTATCTTTTATGTTTAACGTGTTTCTAAAAATTTGCTCATCATGCGCATACAATTCAGCATTATCGTTTGATCGAATACCACCTTCTGGGTTCTTTAGATGCCAAGTAACGCAGTCTTCTATAACTGCACACTTATATCCCTTTTGTACTAATCCACAAGAAAACAGAGTCTCCTCTCTGTGTGCAACTCTTGATAACCCAGTGTTGTAATCAACAACTCCAGCACGATACAAAAAAGAACAGTGTAGATGATCTACATATCTGTCTTGTGTAATGTGACCCCATTGAATGTTTGGTTCGCTGTCAATATTTTCGATTTTACCAGTTGCTTTTCTTGGAGAGCAGTCCCAAGATGGCGTTAGAATAGATCCACCAACTGCCCCAATCCGATCTCGATCAAAAGTATTAGCTCGTTTCCAGAGTTTTTTTAACACATCTGGTTCTAATATAGTATCGTCATCAACTCGAAGAAGCCATTGATCTTTATACTTTGTATTAAAATATTGATGCCCGAAATGTTGACCTTTACATACACCATATACTACTTCCCACGATATGTTTTTTAAATTCATTATAAGAAATATATTGGTATAGAGAGGATTACTACGAAGATCAATTCTCTTATCTTCATCATTATCATCATATAAAACAATTCTTTTAGGTAGAAGTGTCTGATTTATTATTGAAACTAGAGCCATCGGTAATGTTGTTAGATATCTCCCCCTCGTGCATATATAAGCAATTATGTCTGGTTTCAAAATAATTTCTCCACATATCTCTATTAAAATTGGTTTTACTGTGACACACTGAACAAAGAGTTACTAGGTTTTTGGGGTCGTGATTAGTTTTATCATAATCAATATGATGCACCGATTTTCCTGGATTGTTACATAAACAACATGTTCTATTATCCCGGATTCGAATAGATTCCTTTAGATCGAAATTCCACCCCTGTGCATATTTCGATAAATTTCCTTTAGATAATCCTCCTTTCCAATTTGGATTTTTATCTCCGGAAACTAAGCAACCCTTACCCCATCTGGGATTTTTATCACCAGAAATTCTACCCTTCTGTCCATACATCGGATTACCTTCGCCGGATCGTTCTTGAGACCATTTCTGTTTTGTTTCATCCGAATGTTGTTTTCCATACATGGAATTTAAGGAACCTTGATGTAGATCGCTGTTAATTTTTCTTAATGCAGGACAGGAATTCTTGCTTTTATGGCAACATCTTTTACCGTTTTTAAAAACAAACAATGCTTCTTGCCCGCACCCATAATCACACAAATATATTTGCATATAAGATCCTTTGGTATATTCACCAAACTATTTATGCAAATGCATCGTCAATTTACCATATTATTCTGCATTATATTCACACAACATTAAATTAAAGCGACTATTTTCGATAGGTTTATCATCAAGGTTTCCGTGCTCATCACAAAAAGTGTATTTAAATCCTGGAAGATGGGATTCATTCAACATATGCAATTTGTGATGCTCACCCCAGAATCCAGGAGGTTCTTTATATGGAACAGAGATCAATAAAGTATTACAATGTTTCTTTAACTTCTCAACAATTTCTAAACCATTGTCTAAGTGTTCAATCACCTCAAATGCAACAATGGTGTCGTATTGTTTGAGATGATACGTGTTAATGTCTGCCCATTCAAACTTTCTGTATTTGTTACCAAACTCATATCTTGCCACATCAATAATACGCTTATCATAATCAACACCAGTGTAATCCGATTGTAAATTAAAAAATTGTGATCCAAATCCACTGGAGCATCCAATTTCTAAAATAGAACCATCAAGTGCTTTTGTTGCTGCCCATTTATATCGTGCTGCTTCTCTTGCTGGGACTTCTTCACCTGCAAGGTTAACATGACGCTCGAAATTATTCGTTAAAAGGTATTTGTAATACTCTCGATTATACTTACGAGCGACTCTTAACATATTAGATTTGAATCTATCATCCCAATCTTCAACTAGATTGGTGTCTCTCATCGTACCTTGACCTTTGTGATAGATCGGAAATCCGCCAGTGAACTGTTGACCGCCAGCAAACTTTGGTACGCACTCTTGTAGTGTAAATCCTGCTCTTTGAGCTTCAACACAAAACTCAATGTCTTCTCCAGCACCAGTGCCATACTCAGTATTCAGTAAACCTATTTTGTCGAATACTTTACGATCAATCATCACACAGAAAAACACTGCAAAGTCTGCATTTGCTTCTGGTGAGTGATTAATGATTGGTGCGGAAATACCACAATTCTGTTTAAGCAGAAGCGGACTCTCTAAAAGATTTATCCAGTAGTTTTTATCTTGTGGAAGGAGAACGGTGTCATTGTTTAGAAGAATGATACGCTGTCCAGTACAGACTTCGAGACCAACGTTAATTGCTTCCGGATATCCAATAGCGTCATTGTTCCAAACAACTTTGAGATGATTTGAGAATCCAATAAAATCGAACTTTTGTTGAAGTCCACTAAGGTATTCGCCAGTGTTATCGATACATCCGTTTGCCGATATGACCAACTCAACATCAGTCATATCAGTGTGATTGAAGATGGATTCTATGCAGGGTTTTAAATAATCATCACAATGATTAAAAGTTGGGATTACAATACTATATTTCATAATAACTCCATTGTAAAATTACATATTACTTATTCTTGCAACAAATAACGTTATAAAGCAGATGGAGGTGTAAAATTCGCTGTGTATCTAGCTATACCTTTTGTAATACGAAGATCATCTATATATCCCGAAAACCACTCACCATAGGACAAAGTACCGGTTGATAATTGTCTAGCTCCAATAGCGAAGTTATTATTTTGAATATTATAAGACTGAGAGTTGGTTGCTGTGGCGTATGCAGTACCGTTTACAAATATTCTGAATATCCGCTAATGCCGGAATATCCTGACTCTCCTTGAGGTAGACTAGATTGTAGTACGGTTTTAATGTCTAAAGTCATGACTTATCCTGCGTTGTTTACACGGTTACTTGTTTTTAAAGTGCTAACTTCTGATCGCAATGATTCAATTTGTTTTTGCTGCTCTTTGATTGCTTCAATTAATATTCCTACAAGACTTCCATAAGATACTGTTAGAACTTTTCCACCACCATTTACAGCATACGGAACAACCTTTAACACTTCTTGAGCAATTACGCCAACAGCATGCTCTCCCGTTGCTTTCCAATCAAACTCTACACCACGTAAAGATAGTATCTTATTTAAAGCATTTTCAATTGTAGTAATATTTGTTTTCTCACGCTCATCAGATACACTATTAAAATCAGTCGCTTGTGCTGTCCCGTTTACCTGTAATTTAGATGATCCATTATCAGTTCCAGTACCAATCAACACATTACCAGAATACTGAGCAATCTTAACAAGACCTGTGTCTATCACTTCAAGAGACGGAATACCAGAAACATCGTTAACCGACCAAATAGTTCCTGTTAAACTATTTGTGATGGAAAACAACTGACCAGCAGATCCCTCCAACGAAATGGTTCCATTGTTGGTTGGATAGACGTTCAGAGTAATAGTCCGAGGACCAGTAGAGGCGTCAGCACCCTTGAATTCAATCTTGGGATCCGCTGACTGACCTTTGTTCGTGGTAATTAAAATGTCTTTATCTGATAATGCCATTATAGTTTCCTAGATTACTCTTTTATTTATTAGATGCCGAAGCGTCCACGCAATGCGTTAAAGTTTTGTTTTACTTCTGCTGCTGTAAGTGCTCGGTTGTACATAAAAGCGCTACCAATTTTTCCATTAAAAAATTCAGCTCCACCCAAACTTCCAATTAATAAATTTCCTCCCGTGGGTGCCGAAGGAGAAAATGGTGTGGTATTACTAGCAACTAACTGTCCGTTTACATAGGCTTTAAGACCCGATGAATCTCCTGTTACAGCACAATATGACCACACGTTGTTTGGACACTCACCACCCTGAACCGAATTTCCAGATACATACCACCACAGTGCATTAGAAGTGCTGTCTAATCTAAATCTATATCCTGAATTTTGATTTTTTGACATTACATTACCAAGGCCACTAGCGGATACAGGATTTACCCAAGCAGCCATAGTTATTGAACTTGCTTGTTGTAGAGATACGCCGTTACCACAATCAATATAATTACTACTACCATTAAAACTAAACGTACCATCAGCAGCATAAGTTAAACTATTTGCTGTAATTGTATTGTTTCCTGTTTGATCTATAATTGCCTGAGTGTTAGAACGAGTTCCTGCTGCAAAATTATTGGCAACAGATCCAGCTTCAAATTGTATGTTAGAAATGTCATATTTCATATTTCCACTTGCAGGAAACCAATATGAAATGCAACTAGGGTTATTAGGAGTAAAAGTAAAATAATACTTTTTCCATTCGTTAAAAGCACCTAACGTAAAATTCCAAGATGGATTTGTCGGGGAAGTTACACCATAATTGTATATTGAATATGAGTTGTTTAATCCTACTGCGGATACAGAAGCTGCCCTTGCCCAGAACGATACAGTGTGTGGAGTACCAGCAGTAACAGTCGCATCGACTCCATATGCCATTCCATCCAGTCCTTCATTCCGAATGTAGTGTAATCTAATACAATCGGTTGCAGCACGACCTGGAATTCCGTTAAATCCTTTAGATATAATTTCTTTAACTAGTCCCGAATTAGCTAGGTGAGGATACCCCCACCACATAGTTGGGAATGAGGTTGAATTAATAGAAACTCGTTGATCTAACGCAATACTATCATGGACTTTGAACATGCCTGTAAAAGGGTTCACATAACCTTGACTACCATCCTGACTACTATTATATGCATGTAAGGAAAATTGTGTGTCTGAAATTTTCTTTATGAAATAGTTTGTTGCTGCTGTAACTCCACCACCAGTTGTCTGAGGTTGCATCACATCGTATGTTCTCAAACTGTGAGGCGCAGTCATAGTTACAATATTATCAGATACACTTGAAACTGTACCTATAGAAAAATAAGTGCCTGATCCATATTGATTAGTATTATACGTACCCCAACCGTTTCCTGTGGTAGGATATCCATTAATTGCTGGCGTTGGAAGCAAATTCGTAACTGGAGCCCCAATATTAGACTTACCGTTGCCCATATCATAGGCAAACACTAATCCTTCAGTTACAATTTTAGGAGAATGATTAAGTGCCATTACCACAAATCCTTTGGACAAGCGAGCTGTTCAACTACAATTCGAATTGATACATCATTACTCAACTTACATACTTTAAAATTAGGCATAACTTCATATACACATTGATTGCAATTGCTACAGATCTGTATTCTGTTATTAATAACGTCTTCGGTTAATTCTGTCATAATCCAAACCTTCCACGAATTGCTCTAAAATTATCTAAAACTTGTTGGTCACTTAATGAAATATTGTAAGCTAATACCATTGACATATCACCTTGCCAATATCCGGCATATCCGGCACCGATAGTTATATTTGCTGATGTATATGTTAATTGTCCATACGAATGTGCTGTTGTGGATGATAAGCTACCGTTAATATACCACTTATGTTGATTGAAATCACGGGTAATACACATGACATTCCAAACGTTTCTAGGAGTAGTTGGGCTAGCAATGCCTATGTAAGGTACGTTGTTTGCTCCAGCATCACCAATATACTGACTTATATTATCTCCTTGCTCATGAGTCCAAGTTCCATACCCACCATATGCCTGATCCCACGGATTGCGCCTACCGGACGTATATGTGTGCCTCATCACAATCATGAGTGTTTGATTGTTAGAAAAATCCAATGTTGAATTATTCGTAACTGTTCCGGAATTGGAAGTACCGTTAAAGGTAAAATAAGGTCTCGTAAATGTAGGTGTTGACGTCCAAACACAGTGATTATTGTTTCCGCTTACATCAAACCACGTTGACCCTGTACCTGGATAGCTTTTGACGTTTGCTGCATCAAGACAAAGTACTAATCCATCAGTAATAATAGTCGTACCATACTCAATTGCCATCAATCAGTCTCCACTTGCAACTTATCAATATCGACACGTTCCGCTAACACATAGTAATAACAGTTGATATCTGTACTCATAAAATTATCATTCCCAACATACACTTTGTTGTCTTCAACTTTCTTAACATACAGTTTCTGGTGTTTTCCAATAGGTGTAAGTTGAACAGTAATTGATTCTGGATCAACTAACTTTGTCCAGTAGTCCGGTAATTCAATTACATTCCCTGTAAGTTTTCCACGAACATAAACGCCGTTCTCTGGACCTTCCAAAGAACCATAAATTAACCTCTTACCCTCTTTAGTTGGGTGAGGGATAGAGAACGACTTGGATACAGCAGATATTGTACCAGTTGCTGCATTAAATGATAATTTTGTTGTAGTTACTTTAGGTGTCTGATTAGATCCAGCAGCACCAACCATGACAGGATATAGAGTAACGGTTGACGTGTCATCAGTTGCGTTAATTGCAGTTGATGGGCCGCTGGCACCACTGATACCAGACCAACCTGAATATCCAGAAATACCCGAGTATCCACTAAATCCAGAATCACCATTAGATCCAATTACTCCATCTTGTCCTGAGTACCCACTAAAACCTGAGTAACCAGAAAATCCGGATGCACCGTCACCACCAAGTACACCATCTTGCCCTGAGTAACCACTTATTCCGGAGTATCCAGAATAACCAGAAATACCACTGTACCCCGAGGCACCAATTTCTCCGGAATAACCAGAGAACCCAGATTCACCTTGTGGTCCAGTTTCTCCAGAAAATCCTGAATAGCCACTAAAGCCAGAATCACCTGAAGCACCAACTTCACCCGACAAGCCGTCTTGACCACTAAACCCTGAGTACCCGGAAATGCCCGAGTAACCACTAGTGCCAGACTCGCCTTGAATACCCTGTTCACCTTGCGCACCAGAATATCCGCTGATACCAGACTCTCCAGAATATCCACTAAATCCTGATATGCCGGAGTCACCAGAGTATCCACTAATGCCGCTGAATCCTGATATTCCAGTCTCTCCTTGAGCGCCATCTTGGCCGGAGTAGCCACTAAATCCAGAATATCCGGAGATACCTGAAGCGCCGGAGTCTCCACTAAATCCGGATGCGCCCTCTTGACCGGAGTATCCACTAATGCCGCTGAATCCAGAGTAACCACTGAATCCCGATTGTCCATCTAACCCCGAATAACCCGAGTAACCAGACTCACCGCTAAACCCTGATTCACCTTGTCCAGAATATCCGCTAATACCACTAAACCCTGAGAAGCCGCTTAACCCCGATATACCTTGCTCACCTTGGATACCTTGCGCACCAGAAAGATCAGTTACATACTGATATGAAGAGCCGTTCCAAAGATATAACCTTGAGCTCTCTGCATCTTCCACATTACCAGTATCGATAATAGCAAATTGACCTGCTGTGATACCTGTTGGCGATGTATCTGCTGTTAATGCTGCAACTGAACTATAAGTTTTGGCAATAGTGAATCCCATACCAACAGCACCACTGAATCCTGAGAATCCACTAATACCTGAATATCCAGAAATACCAGATTCACCTTGAATACCATCTTGTCCTGAATATCCACTGAAGCCTGAGTACCCACTAAATCCTGATTCCCCATTAGCACCAGATTCACCTGAGAATCCGGAATATCCAGAAATACCAGATTCACCTTGGATGCCGTCTTGTCCTGAGTATCCACTGAAGCCGCTTGTACCAGAATACCCACTGATACCAGATTCGCCTTGAGCGCCATCTTGGCCAGAATAACCACTAAATCCAGAATTACCTGAGAAACCACTGATACCTGATTCACCTGAATATCCACTTGCACCCGACTCACCTGAGAATCCACTATAACCAGAGATACCCGAGTCTCCGGAAATACCAGAATCGCCACTATAACCGGAGATACCGGAGTATCCCGATTCGCCAGAACCCCCACTGAATCCCGATTCTCCTGAGTATCCACTAATGCCGCTATAACCAGAGATACCCGAGTCTCCGGAGTATCCACTGATACCACTAGCGCCCGATTCTCCTGAGAATCCACTGTAGCCAGAAATACCAGAGTCTCCACTGAATCCAGATATACCCGATGTGCCTTCTTGTCCTGAATATCCACTGAACCCAGATTCTCCGGAATAACCACTAAACCCAGAGGTACCCGATGCGCCCTCTTGACCAGAGTAACCGCTAAATCCGCTGTAACCAGAATATCCGGATAATCCTGGAACATCGCCAGGTTGAACATTTTCCCAACGTCCAGCTGTAGAGTTGTATACAATTAAATCGTTATTTGCAAGTGTTCCAAATTCGACGTTAGAGTCAGTTCCACCAAGAACTGAACCATTAGTCATCCTAACGTAAATACGACCAGTACTTGCGTGCTGACGAAGAACAATTGCTATTGGGGTTTTGATATTTGGTGCGGATGGTTTTGTAGAGGTCCATCCACCTGCAACAGCAGGGTTTGGGTAGAGAATTGTACCAACTGCATATGCACTGGTGTTGACGTCACGAACAACGCCATTTGTAATAATTTGTGCAAACTCATCGTCAGTGGTGATGTCACGAGTAGCAACACCAATCATGTATTCTGGAGCAACGGTACCATTTGTTACAGCAGCAGCAATAGTGATCTTGTCACCTTGCGCTCCAGTCGCCATAACAAAAGAACCGTTGGGAATTGTTATGCCTGATGTGTTTTTACACGGCGGCATGAAGAACTCTTGACCAACCTGTTGGACGACACCATTATCGTGCCCAACATTAAGAGTATCATCTTCTGTGTTATACCATACACGACCTAGAGCAGGAGTTGCTGCTGTAGTGGTATCAAAGTCTACATAAACAACACCAGCATATGGTGCTAAAAGACCATTCTTGGCCTTAAATTCGTTTGCCATCTCGTTTCCCTATCCACGAGTAATTTTGATTATTAAGATTCCAGTAGAATCCTTCTTATATTTATAGTTGCCATCGCATTCGATTGCATTGTAATCAATAATCTAACATTACCAGCATACACGTCAGTCGTAACAGTGCATAGTAAAGATGGAGTGGTGTGAAGTAATGCGTATTCAGTAGTAAACGTAGTTGTACCGTTATGCAGTAAAAGCATTTCGGAAGTTTGGTATTCGGTGCCTTGAGTCACCTGAATAATATACTTAGCAGATCTATACGCCGATGCAGACCAAGAGTCTGTAACTTGTTGATCAGTTGATGTATAGGTTGCAGTAATAACTTTGAAAATTTGTTTCTGAGAAACAAGAGGTTCAATGACATCGCCGACAGTTTTATAGTACGCCGCTCCATCATTATAATTCAACGCTAATTCACCATATGAAAGATCATTGGTGATAGGAACTTTACCTGCTACTGAGGATTTTTTCAGTAAGACTTTATTTGCCATAATGATTCCTAAAAAGGGAAAGGGGTGCTATAGAGCACCCCTATATTTATACTAATTCAAGATTAATATGTCCCACCATCAACATCACCATATACTGGCATACCAGAGGAATTGATTTGAAGAACTTTACCTTCAGTGCTTGCTGCCAATGTTGACAGAGTGTTGTTTGCCGAAGCGTAAATCAAATCACCTGCAGTGTATGCAGTCAGACCAGTACCACCATATCCAGTACCAATTGTGGTTGCATTCCAAGTACCGGTTGTAACTGTACCGAGTGTGGTAATGGTATTTTGACCAGCATACGTTGAAGCAATGTCAATTGCATCCGCGCTCACTGTAATACGATCAGCAGTACCACCAACAGTCAGTACACCAGCAGCATATGTAAGACCGTCACCTGCCAAACCACTCTTCAATTGCAGAGCGTCAGAAACAATCTCAATACCACCTGAAGCAGCAACAACAACATCCAATCTGTTGCCATCTTTTGTCAGCGCATCGCCAGCAATAATCTGACCAGCACCAGAGAACTGTGTAAAGACCAGTTCTGTAGTACCCATGGTGATAGAACCATTGGTACTTAGAACATAACCGTTATCGGCAATCGTGTTACCTTCTTCAACGAAAGTAAACGCACCTGGAGTAACTTCAGTGTTAGTATCGAAGTCAGTTGCACGAGTCAGTACCCAGTTCGAAGAGATCGAACCAGCATCTGTAACAACATAGATACCGTTTTGTTCAGCACTTGTTTGATTCTTAACAAGGATACGATTACCATTGGCAGCATTTACACCATCAATTTGCAACGCAGCTTGTGTACCAGAATTGGTTAATGTTGCACCAACTCCTGATGTACCGTTGTCGTATGTTGCTGTAAGAGCAGCAATAGTTGCCAAGCGAACCGATTCTTTAATGTCCAGACCTGCTTTGGTAGCGTCAACATACCCTTTAGTAGCAGCGTCTGTAGCTTGAGTTGGTTCAGCAACCGATGTAATACGCTTGCTGGAAACGTCAACTGTACCAGTACCGGTAGGTACCAAAGTAACATTGTTGTTACCAGTAGCGGCAGCAATTGTAATTCCTGCTGTGTTACCTGTGATGCTCGTAGCAGTTGCAGCACCCAATTCTGGAGTGACCAAAGTTGGAGTATTAGCAAATACCAATGCGCCGGTACCTGTCTCATCGCTAATAACTTCAGCAAGTTCTGAAGAAGAAGTTGCAGCGAATACGTTCAGTTTCTGGTTTGTTAATGCAACAGTACCAGTCAACGCTGGAAGTGTAACTGTATTAGTACCTGCAATTGCAGTTGCTTGAACTGTAATATTACCAGAAGTAGAACCTGGGAACTGAACACTGGAAATACCAGTTAGAGCTAAATTAGCAGAAGCACGATTTAGTGCAACTTCAGTTGTACCAATGTGATGAGTATCAGCGCGGCGAGCAATTGTACTATCAGCATCAATGGTAACAGAGTTAGTACCAACGGTAGTTGTAATGCCATCACCACCAGTAATGGTGAGAGTTTCTGTTAACAATGCAATTGATTCTGTTCCAGTGTCACCAGCAATATTCAATGCCGATGATGCAGCCGCCCATGAAACCGTACCAGTACCGTTTGTGGTCAGAACATAACCGTTGGTACCATCAATACGGGGTAGTGTATAAGCATTAGCAATACTGACTAAACCAGTACCATTTGGATCTAATACTAGATTACCATTGGCATTGGTTGTACCTAATGTATTACCATTGAGTTGTAAGTTGTCGACCAACAGATCATCGATCTTTTTGTTGGAATCAACAATGATTGCAGAACCAGCAGTCAATGTACCTGCTGAATGATCCAACATATCAGTAAAGTACTTACCGCCAATGACGACATGCTCAAGAGCATTGCCATTTGTCTCGGCACCCATACCGATATAAAGTCTACCACCACCCTGTACCGAGGTATGATCGGCATTAGAGTATGCTAATTCACCAGTACCTAGTGTATTTGGATTGCCCGTTACTCCCGAGCGTTTGATACGAATGATCGATGCCATATTTTATTCTCCGTTAAAATTCGCCGCCTTCCATAAATTGCTGATTAAGCAATCGGGTGGACGTCCATTTGCTTGTTTGTGCCTTATACACTAATACTGAACCGTCTTGTGTACCTTCTGTTATAACATCCACATCCGATAATTCGTTGAGGGTTGTTACGCCAATATTGCCACTTCCATCTGCTCCACTTACAACAGTCGTTACTCCTCCAGTGCTATCGATAACGGTAGCAATTGTAGGTCCATCCTGTATTTGTTCGATTGTAGCCATTTTAAGCTCGTGTAATCTGTGGAACTATGGTAATAATACCTTCTACTACTCTGAGTTTTTCCCCAGTATTGTCAGTTATTTCAATATCATACAAGTACCTACCTGCCGGAATATTTTCCGTAGTTTCAGCATTTAATCGCAGTTTCACTTTTCCAGCTGAAGCGTCAGTAATACTACACGGAATGGTGTAACCAATACTTGAGGTAGTATTCTTTCGCATTTGAGAGGATACAGTATATCCGGTAAGATCAAAGGTGGTTCCAGCTGGAGTCACCAATGTGATGAACCGACTGAAATATGAACCCTGATCCACGAATAGATTTGATACTGTTGCCATGCGTACTCCGCGTTTGTTTTATTTATCTTTACAATAACCTGGTATATTTATTGTTTTTAAATCAACGGCTTCATTGTGCAGATGTAATAAATCGGCTGTGGTTCTCCATTCATCATCGGAAGAATGGTCATTTTGAACCTGTTATCGTAAATATCAGACCAACTTCTATTACTTTCTATCGTTTCCCACATTTGATCATATGAATTGATATAGGGAACACACATAATCATGTCTCTTCCTACAACATTATCATAATGACCAAAATCAAATATATCGACAAACCGATCGTTACAAAAAAACATTTTTTTATGTTTATCAACAATAAAAATGATATCAGAGGCTGAATTCAGAGCATTGAAACACGCTTTTGTACGCTTTTGTTTTTCGCGGATTGACGTAACATCGCGGCCAATGATAATTAGCTCTTTTCGTGACCCGTCCACATTGAATACCGGGGTTTTCAAAATATCAAAAATGTATGTCGAACCATCGTGTGGGATGTATTCTTCAGTTCTACACGTCTTTTTTGTGTTCCACGCCTGGTTGTCTGTCACTTGACATTGAGATAACGACTCAAATAGATGAGGATATACCTTCTTTAATTGTTCATCCGTTTTACCGTAGTACTCACCGTGATGCCAATTATAAAGACACTGTCCCCGATGGTTCAGCGTCCTCCACTTCCCTTCCCCATCTTTCACTATGACAAGATCATTAATAGCATCAATAGTAGAATAGAACCGAGATTCAGAAGCATGCAACTCTTCTTGCAATACAGTAGCGGCACTAACGGCAGCTTCGGATACCTCCATAGCTGTAGTGCTCAATAGGTTAAGACTCTCATCAAGTTGTTTGAGGTCCACCTGATGAGAGTCTTTTTTATGCTGTTTTTTGGGTTTATTTAAAAGACGGGAAATCATAGCTACTCATTACTTTCTATTGGATTGAATAGTAATGAGCACGATCTTGATTTCGTTTAATGCTTGAACAAGATCTAAATTGCCTTTATGATAACGATCTACAATCTCTTTGATTGATGTGGTTTCACTGTCTTTTGCTTCATATACTAATTTGGTTGTTTCTGTGAGGTTTTTAGAGAGAGTTTTACGGTCCCAAATCAATACACCTATAGCGACAAACAATATCGTAATAACCGCTGCTTCTCCCCCAGCAGCTAAGAATTTTAATAGCGTGTGGGCGAAATCCATAGTGGGTTGTTTCCTTGATTAGCCTTTCACGAGACTTTGTGAAAGTGCCAATTATTTATGTGATTTGATTGGCTTGATAATCAATTTGAAGATAGTAAATCTTTAGCCCTCTGGACGTCCGCTAAATGTGACTTTTTGCAGTGCTCTTTTTCAAAAGGGTAAAATAATGCATCAATGATTAACTGAGCGTATTTCCATTGTTGGCGATAGGATCTACCGCTAATACTTTCGTTTGACGTCGTCTCGTCTATTCTAGGCAAAAACATTACATTTAGCAGTTGGCTTAAAGCATCGCCAATCATTAGTAATCGTTTCATTTTATGGCTGATCCCATATATTAGTCGCCTTAAAAAACTGTCCGTTTGTATAATCAGTATAAAAATCAAAATTATCTATTGTAACACCCTCCATGTAGGCATATTTTTTTACATCATTGAAATACACATCTGCAGTGTACTTTTCCATTGGTAAAACATTTTTATCACGAATCTTACATTCGCGGAGATGGTCAACCCCTTCTTTCCCCCAGATACCAGTTAATAAATGCCGAGTAATAATTTTTGGATGGTAAGCCATTCCGTGATTATTGAACAATTCTCCTGGAAGTGGAGTGATCCTTTTGTATCCGTATTCTTTAATTGCTTCAAACACAAGTTTAGGTCCAGCCACATTAAGAACAAACTCTCTGTTTGATTGCTGATCAAAAGGTAAGGTAATCTTTGTTGTTTCTTTCAGTCTGTTGAACGATGCAACAGCCATCTCCATACAGGTCTCAAAAAACGTATGACCAGCTGAAGATATCATCAAAGCGTTTTCGATAGGAATATCACCATACGGTGCCTGAACAATGTATACTCCTGACCTCAAATTGCGGTCAAATCTATGATAGCAGAACACATCCATATCTGCATAGATTCCACCATACTTGTGGAGTATACAGAATCTAGCAAAATCAATTTTCATGATGTGAGCAGGGAACTGTTGGAAGGTTTCCCAGTACTGCGGATAGTGTGTTTCAATTAAATTGTCGAGATCTTCGTGGTCATTCCAAAGTTTGAACTGATAGTCCGGAAATTTGGACAACCACGAATCTCGACAAGGTTTCCATAAAGGATGCCACTTTGATTCGTCACTTGGTGCTATATGATGTATAATTTTTGGAATCATATTATAACCTTAGTCACGTTTTTGTCAGTTTTAACGTTATGTTGTTTTAAAATATCTGAGAATTCCTTGTTGCTTGCGTTATTTGCATTAATAAATTGTATGTTAATTTATAAATTGGTAGTTCTTTTGTTTGTGCCATAATATATTCTCAGTTTAAATAATTAAATGTTAAATTACAAATCTCCGGACTGCGCGGACCCTGGCGCTGAAAGTCTTATTGGTGTTGCTCGGGGAGCCACCGTTGAAATCCTGGAACCAAGCATTGGAAGCACCGACCTCGCTGGAAGACCAGTAGTTGTCTGCGTCATTGGTTTCACCAGAAGGTAACGAAGCCCGATTGACCCAAGCAAGATTTAATTCATCTTTAGCTGGAAGGTACCAATCTGAGAATCCACTAATACTCAGTCCTCTTGTATAAAAAGCAGCAGGATGTGTTGAATTGTTCATGTTATTAGTATTTGTCCAGCCATCAACCAAAGATGTTGTTCCACTAGTTGTTGTGCCAGTGGTTTTCCATTGTAACGTAGATGCAGACTGGCCCGATGCCTTTGGCGCTAACAGTATACCATACCATACCCCACTTACACTTATATGTCCAATAAAATATCCGCCATCAATTAGAGAACCAAGCGTTGAAGTGTAAATACTAAATCTCCGGACTGCGCGGACCCTGTAGCCGGTAGTCTTAGTGGTGCTGATCTGGTCGCCACTGGAGAAGTCCTGGCCCCAAGCCTCGGTTTCAGTGCGATGACTGGAAGACCAGTAGGAGACTGCATCATTAGCTTCACCGGAGGGTAATGACGCACGAGAGGTCCAAGCAAGATTTAGCTCGTCTCTAGCTGGAAGATACCAGTCTGCATATCCAGATGCAACGATCCCTCTTGTATAGCTTGCTGCAGCATGCGAAGAGTCGTTCATAAAGTTCGTATTGGCCCAGCCATTGATTGCAGATGAGGTTCCACCAGTTGTTGTGCCAGTGGTTTTCCATTGTAACGTAGATGCAGACTGGCCCGATGCCTTAGGTGCTAACAGTATACCATATAGTACTCCATTTACACCTAGAGCTCCAATATAATAACCACCTTGATATGATGCACCAAGTGAAGATGCGAATGAAGAGTTAGTAACAAAAGTTGTTCCGGACGACCAGGCAGAATAAGTTCCATTTGCATCTTTATAACGCACTCTCCAGTAATATGTGGTGGAGTTACTCAACATTCTCCTTGGGTTAAAAGTATAGGATGTACTAGTTCCTGCAATGTCACCGGTGGAAATCACAGTGCTTGCGAAGTTTGATACTGTTGACACCTGAAACTGCGCAGCTGCCATTGAAACGCCATTAAATGATGTATATGATGACCCGATTAATGTAATATTTTCAAAATTTGCACCAGTATTTGTAGTACCATCAGCAGGAGTCACATTAGTTGGTTTAATGAGACCTGTTAGCTGAGTCCCATCACCAATGAATTCTTTGTTATCTGTGATAACAGTAACGCCAGAAATTTTAACAGCCATTTTGATTTCCTTTATTGAATATTAAAAGCAACAACAAATACTTCATCTAATTGTTCTTTTGTCCAACCCATTTGCTTGTACAGTTCTTGTATCGTGGGGCTATTTTTTCTCACTTCAGTTGCATATTCCCATTCAATCAGCACTTTTGTCTTCATTGGTTCTTGTAAACCTTCAACAAAAGATTGTACTTCAGCCAATTTACCAAGCTCAAGCAGAGCCAATCTAATTTGTCTAGCACTAGCGACAGAAGGTAATCTCGCCTTCATCTCGTCTGCTTTAGCTTGATCATATTGTTGTTGAGCAGTTGTTGTTTCCGTCACTGGATTACCATCAGCGTCAAGAGTTGACGTTGTAATATCCTTAAACACGTGTACAACACCTTCTACTAACAGGTTTGCATCATCATCGCAGGTGCCATAGTATTTTGGTACTCGGGTTGGCCAAACACTTTCATCCCACCATTCGATTGCTAACCCTTTTATATCAGGATATTTGGGACCATTGATGGTGGGAGATTTTGAAGCAGAGACCCCGGTAACGGAATCTACGTGGGTAACACAGATATACATTTATTACTCCTTTGTTGTAAAGGAGTAACAATATACAGATGGAAGGTAGCCATCATCGTTCTCCTTCTGAACTCGGTCTACTGGTTTTCTAATTTATAAAGGCGTGCTGATAATTCTTTTATTGACTCTATTAAATATGCTGTTAATCCAGCATAGTTGACATTTTTAATTCCGTCAACACTTTGATCTACTAGGTGAGGTAAAATATTCTCTAACTCTTGCGCAATAACACCAGCAGATTTTTTGCCATTGTCTTTCCATTCAAATTCAACGCCTCTCAATTGATTAACGATCGACGTTGCATCCATAACATTATTTATGTTGTTTTTGAGTACGATGTCAGAGGTTGAATTAAAATTTGTTGTGGTTAGCGTTCCTGTACCCGAATCATACGTCAAATTAGTCGACCATGACGTTGAAGTTCCGTTTGTCGTTAAAAGACGTCCAGCGTTTCCGGTTTGAGTTGGTAACACTTTCGTTTCGTTTAATGAGGTAATCCATGCTGGATTAGCATACGATCCCGTTATAAGTACAGCATTTGTTACTTTGGAGCCAGCTAAACTGGTAATCCAAGAAGGATCAGCAATTGTTCCTGTTAATTTAACAACATCCAAAGAAGTAATCCAACCAGGATTGGCAGCTGTCCCTGTTAATTTAACAACATCCAAAGAAGTAATCCAGGCAGGATTTGGATACGTTGCTGTTGTGTAGACACCATTCGTAACGGTTGCAGCGTTACCACTAATCGAGATACCCCACGTCCCCGATGCCCCTCCGCCTACCAACGTTGGTTTATTAGCAAGATCATCATTAATTGACTTGAAGTTTCCATCAACCTCTAAGTTCGTTAACGGCGCATTCTTGACCGTTGTGGAAGTAGGAGTTGTTGCAGATGCAGAGGTTCTATACAGTAAATTAGCCATTTAAATATCCAGTTGAACTATGTTTATTAATCCAGTTCTTTATTTGTAATACGGTTGTTTATGTCTGTTATTGATTTCGAAAGAGACTCAACAACAACTTTTAACTCAGACACTTCCTTCATTAGATTATTTATTGTCTCAGCTTGTTTCTTTTCTCTCAAATAACGACGATATTCCGCATCGTTCTTTACAGCAATTGTTCCTAAATTATCTTTGAATAAACCAGGAACAACTGCACCAGATTCATCTTTAACTTTAATCATGCCACAATAATAACTCTAAACGATTTAACAATTGGAGCTCTCAGAGGATCTTGTGCTAACATAACGCACTTCAAATCATATGTATCAAACTCCGGAATGTTGTCCAAGTAGAATTGATATTCATAAAATTCCACATCAGAAGAACGGTCACGAGACACATTACAATTTAAACGTTTCCAGTTTTGTGCCTCATGTTCAACACCCGAACCAGACAAAGAAGTTCGAATATACCAATCGACAGAAGCTCCGACTCCCGAATTAATTACAGAGAATAGACGAATCCCTGTTGAGATTGTTGCCAACTCAATTCGACGAGTGAGATATCTCGATTTAGCATTTCCACCTGTTGGCAACAGCTCCGAATTAAAAGGAGTTAATCTAGCTTGTGCTGCAGCGCCCGTTCCTGTTATATCATCAGGAGCTCTTTCGATGACAACAAGCGGAACTTGGGTGAATCCAGATCCACCATTGTTAACAGTAATTCCTGTAACCACTCCAGCATTAATAACAGCTGTAGCAGTAGCCCCCGTTCCATTCCCAATGATTTTTACAACAGGAGCAACAGAGTAATCTGAACCACCTGCCGTAACAACAAAGGAAGAAATTGATGCAGACCCTTCCGTTGCATCTAAAGTTTCATCAACTTGATCGTTAATTATAGTGGAATATGCCCACAACTCAGGCATCTGTCTTAAATCAATCATAGGAGACAGATAGTCGTTTGAGCTGTTCAATTGAATGGTGATTTTACCGGAATCGGTGTTCGACATTTTAGAAAATTCATTAAAGCGAGAAGCAATCAATGAATTTTGTTCTAGAACAACCAATCCTTGTTTTTCAGAAAACTCAACTTCTCTACCCACACCATAGGTAGTAATGTTACCACCATCGTAATTCCCAAGAGTCGATTGGAAAGTATTGCGAGTAAACGTATCACCGTAATTAAGAATCTTAATGTTTGGAGTGAACTCTGTCATTGGTTTGTTTGTTGACACGGTGAACATAGCATCCGTCATCGCAACAAGAACAGCACCAGATCCTGTTGTAGAATTCACAACAACCTGAGGAGCGGATGTGTAACCACTTCCCTGATTAGTAATCGTAACGCCTACAATCCTACCATTTAAGATGATTGGCGTAGCCTCAGCATTGCCAGATGAAAAGCTAATTGTTGTATCAGGTCCGTAGTTAATACCACCTCTATCAACATCAACTTTTGTTATAACACCAGCACTTTCAATTTTACCTGTTGAAGTAGCTAGAGCTTCTAGTTTGGTTTTGAATTTAATCGTGTTTCTATCAGGAACTGCGATTACATCAAACTCGCCTGTCAACGCCGTAGCAGGAATACCGTTATATGTGGCTCCTTCAAGACCAGCACAAGCAAATTTAGATCCAACTTCTAGTCCATGTTCCTGGTTATGATAATATGTAATTACATCGGAGCCTTCGACGGTATAAAACTGTGTTCCAAAAGCAGATACTTGAGGCACATCAGTAACTAAATCGATAACACCCGATTGAGATGTATCGAATTTAGCACGGTACATATTGAATTTAATGTCTTCAAATTGTTCCGCTGTCCAAGTAATATTGTTTTCTGATTTAAACAACGATCCAATGAATGGCTGTTCGAAAATAATTCTACCATTCTCGATCGACTCCTCACCCATACGTGAAGTAAACATGTTGTATTGATTTGAGTTTGTCAAGACCACAAAACAATAATCAGTGTCCTCATTTAGATAAATTGGTGGACTAAATCTGAACACTGTTCCAGCTGATGCATCTGTCGACGTTACTACACTTGTTGCTGGCAATGAAGAAACAAGATTAGGGTTGCCCGTCGGTAAGTCAGAAGGGTATCCATTCACCAATGGTCGAACTTCAACACGAATGGGAATTGAACTGTCTTTTGTGCGGAAAAATAATTCCACAGCCGATAAGAAAAAACCACCCCTAATTCCATACGTGAAGAACGATTGAGCCAAAGGATCTTGCGTCTTACATTCTCTAAATTGCTCTTCGAAATAATCTACAATACCAGATAATCTTCTATCCGTGCCAGCTGGCAAATCGACGAACAATCTATTTAAATCGGTATTTCTATCAATTCCCGATGCTTGAGTTAGAATCGATCCTACTGGAAGCCCTAGGGTGCCTACTCGAGCCATCAGAAGAGTATTCGCCCCTCCAGGTTGTGTAACAAGCCTTGTATTGGGCAATGCTGCTAATTGATCAGCAGTAACACTGATCCCCCTTTCTTTCAAATGATGAACAATTCTAGAAGTAGCAATTGTTACGGTTACTGGTTTTTCTTCAGGTTGAGGAGATTGTGTTTGAATGGGTACGTAAGGCTCGTATTGCTGAGAGTAGTCAAACGAAGGAGCTGTTACTTGAGGAGGATCCAATGGGGGTGCTGGTGGAACGTATATTAAATCTTCAATAATCCTATCTACTGTTTCTGTGCGAGTGGTTTGATAAAAATCAATACGCCCTGTTGAAGCAAAAAATCCACGAGCAGATCCATTAACCGTCCCGGGAATGTTCACTAAACTAAGATCGTTTGTATCGGCTACAATGATTTGCTTCCGACCAACTGTAAACGTACCAGCTGGAAGAGCAAAGGTGATAGTAATTGTCCCATCATCATCTGTGGTAAGCGGATTTGTGCTTGTACCTCCAGCACACAGATGGGTTACCTCAACTTCATCAAAAAATACGTATACTTTTGTATTTGGACGAGCGTTACGGACTTTTAGAATAACATTCTGAGCACGAATAAATTGAATTGCTTCTTGTCTTACTATATTAGAAATTTCTGTAATTCTTGTAGCCATTCTTAATCCTTTTATTGTTGCGAATACACAACAAGTGATGCATCTGCATTATCAAGCGTGCTATCGTTTGTAGGCGATACGCCGCTGCTTGTATATTTAGAAGCTTGCCATAAAGACGTGTCTCCGGTTGCAGGTTCACCGAGTTTACCAGTTACAGAAAAATAATCTATGTTTCTAAGGAAATCGGTGAAGAAATTATTGTCAGACCCATCTGCCTCTAACCCATAATATTCACGAGCCGAATAATGGGTAAGATTTCTTACTTGAGTGTCCCCATTTAATTTTCGTTGCGTCAAAGTAAATTCAACTCGATCGAGGGGCACAAAATTGGTAACAACAATATTAAACAGTGGCCAAGCAGCGTTTTCACCTGTTGTCAAATACTTAAACAACTCAACCTCATTAGGAATTAATCTCCAACCCTTATTAATTTGAGTAGGAGTAGATTGAGCAGCTCTAGCAGGTGCCGTTACTGGAGGAGGAGAACTGACATAACGGGTTACACGAACGTCGTTAAAGTTTGTTTCGTAAATTGTGGCTAAATCACGCCGTTCGACCCAATTATCGACTGGAGGAATCACTTCCAACAACCCATCCCATTTAATGATCAAGAAAGGATTAACGTTTGTCAGTCGTGAGCTGAACGATTGACCAAATATTTTCTCTTCTGTGTAAGGCAGAGTAATAAAATTATTGGCTATTGTGTAATGTTGACTGCCCGCAGATAAAAGAGCTGACACGTTTAATTTTTCCTTACGTGCAGTTACAGCTCCACCAATGAATGATGCACTAAAGTCTGAGCTAGTTTTTCTTGCTAGCAAAAGAGGATTTGCAAAATTTTCAACCAAGTACCCCGTCTTGTATCTGGATAATCCAGTTTCAGCGTCAATTACCTCAAAAGAAGTTAAACTACTTTCATCCAGAGTCAACGTGGTAAAATCTTCAACACGTTCAACTCGTCGAACAATTTTGCTTATATCCGACATTGTGTGACGATTTACATCTAGTGCACCATATCTAACGCCAGAGGCGAGCTGAGTATATGGTGGAATATCAAATTGGCCGATTTCAAATTTGCCTTCTGGAATCTGAGGAGATTTTGGTGAGTCCGATGGTCTTCCCGATATAATACTTAAATTGCTTGATGCATCGACTACTAGCGAATCAATACGCCCCATATAGTACTGCACGTTAGTACGAAATATTGTATCGTTTCCAACAATATCATTCGTGCGAGCGTTAGGCCCGGTCATTAAACCATCGGATCCAACAGACGGTCTAAAATCAATTGCATTTAATAAATTATAATTTTGGCCAGTCGTCTGAGATGAGTACTGAATTAGTTTATCCATGTAATCTGGTGTGGATGCGTAAGAATCAACGCAAAAGAAATCACCAGAAATACTATGTTCATAATACCGATATGTAACAGTAACAGCGCCAACAGGAGCAGATCTACCCCCTTTTAACGACAAGCTACCTCTGTTGTACACATAATCAGATTGGCCGTTATTCAAAGTATAATTAACTGTTATGTCGCCTACAGTATCAATAACTGATACAACTTCTACTATATCAGTTTTCGATAAAGTAATTACATTTCCAGGTGTGTTGAATGTTTCAGAAAATGTAGTAAGCGTCTTTGTTTTAGGAAATACGTTTGTTTTTGTAACATTTGCAAACACTTTAATTACAGCGTTAGCATACGTAATACCACCCGAAAAAGATAACGTATTTCCATCAACGTTAAGACCGAACAAATTGTTTGGAATAGCACCAGTTTCGCCAATTGCTAAAAATGTGCCATCTTCAATTGGATCGATCGTACCGGAACTGATGGTGGCAGATCCAATACCGGAAGCGTTTGCGACGATATCTAATTCTTTTTGAACTGTATATTCAAGATCATATTGCAGTGCCTGGTTCTTTAGTGTAGCAGCAACATTTACAGGCAAACTAAACAGCATGCTTGTTTGGCCAATAGACACCAACACTACGCGACTGGTAGTAGTACTTTGAGTGTCTGAAGTACCACCAACAATCAACTCTCCCACCCTTGGTACAAGTTTGGTTGAATCGTGTTTATATACATACAATTGACCGTCGACAGGGTTATAGTATTTGACGGTGGCTGTTCTACCTGAAGCGTTTGAAACAATTTCTGCAGATTCGAATGCACCTGACGTAACTGGAGCAGTGTACTGTACAATAACTTTGGCAGTATCGTTAACGTTGTAAGTAATCGTCATCGCCTCTTCAAGCGTACGACCGCTACTAAGCGTAACGTCAACAACCCACAGTTTGTAAATGCCAGCAACAGCAGACAACGTGCTAACGTAATCAACGGCAATTATTTTTGCAGTGCCAATTACAGTCGTATCATTTTTAAAAGTAATTAGTGTGCGATCTTGAGCGGAAAAAGCACCTTGAATGTCGGAAACGTAAATGTATTGACCATACTGAGGACGTATTCTAACCTGTCTTGAGTTGATATGTTCAGCAGTACGTGCTTTGTTGATTTCAATTCTTGTTCTAGAAAGCTTTTCTACTTCAAACCCACTAATATATGCTTTACCGGCTGCAACCTCTACAACAAGTTTATCTTTATCACCTACAGGATCAGAATAAACGCCACCATTTTGTTCTAAACGAAGATGTTCTCTTACTTTTGGTTGAAACCCATCTACAACATAATTTCCAGATTCATCAAAAGTTCTTCTTGCTAACGATTTTTCTAATTCTGAATATTTTGGATACCGCGAATGCTCTAACAACTCTCCACTATCATAACGCATCAATTCAACATAATCTTGATTAATTGGAGAGGTTAATGGCAACACTTCTAAATCTAACGACACTTCTAGACGGTCTGCACCAGGAGCTGCATAGTTATAGCTTCCTTGAGCTGGGTCTAAGAGCGTTTCATCGTCTGTGGAAGAAATAATTGCTTCGGTAATTTTAAAAACAACGGAACCAGACGGTTGATTGCTAAACTTATCAAACACAATTGTTTGTTTTGGCGTGTATACAAAGTAACCATTAATATAATACACCCCAGCGTTAACTGAAGCTAAAGCGCCAAAACCAGAATAACTACCTGTGGCCACAGTAGCAACAATACCTGGAGCATCCTCAATGTAGATTTGCTCACCAGCCTGAAAAGTTACACCACCTGTTGCTCCCGCACCCGACAAGTACCCCAAATAAAATACGATAGGATCGGTAGGAGTCGCTGCAACAGTTTTTTTAACAACTGCTCTAATCCCTGTTGTTAAACCAACCACAACTTTTGATTCAAAAGCGGAAGGCAGCAACGATGTATTATTAAGCGATGCAATTTTTACGTATGGTGCATTCAACTCTGCAAAGCTATTGCCTGGAATGACTACTGAACCATGTTTGAATACATGGTTACCAAATCTCTCTATTTGTTTTTGGAGAATGGTTTGTAGTTGAGTAAGTTCGCGTGCTTGAACAGCAAATCCCGGTTTAAATAAAATCTGATGAAACCCTTTGTTCTCATCAAAATCATCAAAGTAGGGAGCGGTGTTGTAAATTTTCATATTAGAATCTTATGTAAGTTCTGATTGCAAAAGCCTGATCCTCTGTTGAGGTAAGAGGAGGATTGTTTGTGACGTACAGTAAATTGCCACTATATTTATTTACAGTTGGAGACGAAGCAATTCTGACAACTGCATACTGAGAATTCGGATCGTTCTCTTGTACAAATGATGTACCTGGCTGCTTGTATATAGCACTAAACTGTTGAAGTCTTACCAAGTTTTCATCGACATCGACCACTCTATATTTTGTGTTGTTGCTAATCAACACATCATCTGGCTCAATACCCGTTGCATCTAAAAACACAATATCAAATGTAATGATAGCTGAGTTGTCGGTGACTCGTTGGTTAGTGATCAAATACAGTGGATTTTCAATCAAACCAAATTGACGGTAATCTTGTAGTAAAAGATTCATTTCAATCTCGTCTTTGATCAAAGTATATACCAACACCGTTGATCCATACAATTCTTTCACTGCATCAAACCCATGACCCATGATTGATGGAAGAATTGCGTAGGCTTGAGCATCAACAAATCCTACTCCAGGAACGCGGTTAGGGTCTGTGATTGTTATTGTAGCTCTACTATATCCGGATCCGTATGACGTCATCACAATTTTTTCAATCAAACCGCCTTCTGCAATCACAGGATACCCAGCAGCTCCACTTCCGTCACCAGTAATTGTGACAGTTGTAGCCGATGAGTAATTGTTTCCAGCATTTGCGACTTTGACTGCGTAAATGGCGCCAGGAACAGCTGTTTGTTCAACGAGTGATTGATCAGAAAGAAAATCGGAAAGCGCAAGAGTTGCTTGGAGAGAGGCTCCTTCCCCAGTTCCAATTACTGTAAGTTTAACAAAAGAATAGTTTAATCCAGGGTTTTCAATTACCACACCAATAACTTCACCACCATAAACTACAGGACTAATTTCAGCTCCAGTTCCATTTCCTTGTACAAGAATTGTTGTACTGGTGTCGGTTGGATAGTTTTGACCAGGATCTTCGATTGCTACATTAACAATTTCACCATCTTGTACAATTGCTTTAAGGATTGCAGTTGGATTATTGTTGAATTTTCCGGTTCCTGTCTCGGTCGCTTGTAATACTGTGAGTGTAGGATCTGTATATCCCGACCCACCATTAATGATTTCTACTTTTACAATTTCACCGGTCGTACGAGAAACAAACGGAACAATAACAGCACCAGATCCAGTCTCGTCCTCAACACCAATCGTTGTCTGAAGAACGTCTACGTAACCAGACCCACCATTGAAAATCTCTACCTGTTCAATAGCACCCTTACTATAAAAAGCATCAGTTAGTGCTTTCTGAACGGGAACCCAAGCGTCTGATACAAACTTTAATTGTTTGACAGCAGGAATGCTGTACATGTACTTCCAAATATACCCATCAGCAGTTTGAAAAGGCGATAACAAAGATCCAGTAGGTTTAACTGTTGATGATGCACCATTATTGTTATTCAAGCATTTATATACATTGAATTCGTCAGTAACACAATAAAACATAGTGCCTTGCATCAGCTGTGTGTGATCCCACTGCTCAAACACTAGCCCCGATTCCCACGAATATCTTGTAATGACTAAAGAAGCATCGACAGGAGCTACTTTCCTCATGAACACAATATTATTACGTGTTTCAATGTCGCTCTCTACAGTAGCGGAAGGTTCCAAGGGCGGAATAGTCTCATCAGCCCAAGGTTCTACCTTTCCAAGATAGTAGAAGAAATTTGCACGACGATACTGAATATCGTTCAGAATCTGCGTTGCTAAACTAGTGTGAAGTTCAGGTCGAATAACTGGCATTTTAATTTATGGTCACATCCCAATTGATAATAAGCGTATCAGCTGCGTCTTTGTTAACAACTTCATACGTTGTACGACACAACATAGTACCAGCTGTACCAGCATTAAAAATACCAGCCTCAACAAGAGCTCCGGAACCTGTGCCTGGAGCAAACGTTGCAGTATACCGGATGGTGTTTGTGGTTCTAACAGCTGAATCCAACTCTACACGAGCCAATTCAGCTACAAGTTCTGTGTTTGCTGTTGCTAAGTTAGAATTAGAAGTACCAACAGACATATGCGACATAACAGCTGAATCGGTACCAATCATACGATCAGCGATAAACTCTTTACCGACAGAAACGACAAGGTTTGGGACGTGAATTTTTTGCTTAATGCCCTGGTTTTTATCCAGAAGAACAATTGTTAGTTCTCCCGTTGCTTTGATTAAATCGTTGACCATAATTACTCCTGTTTGTGCGTAAGACTTCTTAAATGTCTTCAAAACTAGCTGTTAGTATATTTATATGTTAATTTCAAATCAATGTTCCCTGAAGACTGGCTTCCTCACCTGCAACACCATATTGTTCTTCGAAATATGGCTCGCCATATTGTTCAGGGAAATAGTTTGTAAGATTATATGATGTGGCTGCATCTAACTGAAAAGCAATTGCTTCATCAGAAAAAGATTTTATTGACTGTCTGGCATCTTCATCATCAATTAATGATTCTGATTCCAAGTATTTGGCAAAGGTGTTAGCAACCTCATCAACAGGATCTAAAAGATCCGATAATCCTTTAGCTACCGTAAAAAACTCTGAATCGGATGTATCGACATTATTATCTTCAAATGGTAATTCAATCGTCTTAGCCGCTAAATCTTCAACGGTCGCCACGTCAGATACGTTGATCCATTTAAATGGAATTTCAGTAGTAACTTCTACATCTACATCAAGAGTCTCTTTTAATAAGAGATTAGAAAAAGATTTATTACCAGCTTGATGTAAATTACTCAACATCGTTTGATAGCGAGACCGCGGTATTTCTGATTCAATCACATAAGAATATTGTTGATAGTAGTAATTATCCTGTAATCTAATAAAATTATCGGAAATAATGCCTCTACTATTTAACCACTTCCCTCTTGACGTAACAATTTCACCAAACACATATTTCAAAGTAGCCCTTGAAGCTCTCCATTGTGCAATAGTGAGTGGAGAACTTACATCTTGGATTTCTTGAGAAACAACGTTTCTTGTTCTTTGGCTAATAACGCCAGTAGCAGTATATATTTGAGATGTATAATTTTCTAGAAAATAAGAATTGGACGAAGCATTTGCAACAGTTCCCAAAACTGTTTCAATTGTCCCTTCTGTCCCATCAAAAATAGTCAGTGTATGTGTACTTGTCTCAAGATCAAAATCATAATCATAACTAACACCAACTGGTTTAACAGCATAGGGAGAGACGATTAAACGCTCGCCATCTAAGTGCTCGTGTCCGTATTCTAAAATCTCTACTCGTTGAAGAGTTCCAATGTTGTCGATTTGAGCAACTCTAGCTAACGTGTTTTTAGTATCAGCTGGGAGAACAATGATCTGCCCTAATTGCCAATCTCTTCCGCCATTTTCAATTTCAATTGATTTAGGAGATAATATTATGTTTCCAAGAAACGTTGTAATATTATTGTCAGTAATTCTTACCGTTTGATTAGCAAACGCTGTTACTTTTACCGTCGATTTGAAATAAAACCGTGTTATTTCAGAATCTAGTATTTCAATGCGTGAGATATCTAGACGTTCTGTTCCGTTTTCATAGTCTAATAGTATAGTGTTAACAACACTTGGAACGCTTCCTTGACGCGTCTTGACAGTAATAAATCGTTCTTGTTCCCAAATACCATCAGAGGCTCTTAAAATACTATCACGTGGGTACCTTATCTTTACATCATTACCAGCATTATAAACTGTCTTTAATAAAAAGATTAACGCTTTTTCAGACCCTTTGGCTGTGTATATTTGTTTGATTGTTTTAATGTACTTCGTATCAAACGGCGCTACGTCATTATAGATCCCATAAACATCAAGTTGGTTTCTAAAGTATTGAACAAATCGTTCAGGGGTAGTATCAACGTCTAGAACATTCTCAATCTTCCCTAAAGATTGCTGCTCTTCAACCCATTTGTAATAAGTTTGAACAAAGGCAACAAATGCCGGATATTCATGTTCGATGACTTCCGGAAATTGTTCTTTGATAATTATGTACAACTTATCCATTAATTCCTACTTGACGTAAAAGTATATGGTCGATCTGCAGAATCAACAACGTAATCTATCGTTGTCAATTCAGGGTCAATAGTTGCAAATTGATATTGGGTTGAAACAACATCATTGGACTGAGGTTTGATTACAAGAGTAAATGTGTCTCTTGTAAGACCAGTAATCATAAGAGCGGTGATTTCAATCAATCCAGTTGAGTAATCTACAGTTCCAACGTTTCTCACATAAATTTTTTGATTGTTTGCGTCAATATAAAATAAACGTAAAGCGCCAATATTACTATCACCAGAAGGAGCGTCTTCAATGTAACATACATTTGTTGTGTCGGAAACGTATATTCCGTGTGACAAAATAGATTGTTCTGGTACTCCAGAGTTATAAATCGGATTACCTAAGTTTATTTTGTATAGCGATGACACATTAAAAATAGGAGTAACATCTCGGTAAATTTTGACTGTCGTGATATTACTTGTGATAGATGGTTCCGTCTGATCAATCAACGTAGACAATCGAGACAACTTGAACACACTTCCCAATGCATTTAATTCACGGAGATTAAAATCTTCTATCGTTTGTCTTACTAAACCCTGTATGTCATTTGGAAAACGTGTCGTTAATTGAGGATTATAGTAAAACGTCGTGTTGAGCTCTATTCTGATGTAAACAGGATCAACAATCTCTGGTGTAACACTTAAGGCTTTTCTTGGCGCAATAATATCGTTTAAAATAATATTTTTTTCATCAGGTGTTAAAACATCATCGTTTTGTGGAACAATAGAGATGAACACTTTGCCATAAATTGGAGGAACAGCCTCTTCACCACCCCATACAGCAATTGAACGTATATTTGCAAAATAAGCTGAGATGATTGCTTTGTAGTCATTTGCTGTTACGCATCTGTTTTGTGCGGCATAATATCTTGGAGCAACCCAACGAATAGAATCAATCTCTTCAGCACTTGCACCATTGGCAGCACGCTCTATAGTTGTGACAAATGGTTGAAAGGCATCAGGTAGACCCCCACCGTAAGTAAAGGTTGAAGCTCCATTAGGCAACTCTCTATTACAAACAATATATGTTAAGGTAATAACGTTACCTGGATTAACAGCTGCACCAATAACATTGTTTCCGAATTCAACCTCATACAGACCATTATCCAATTCTTTTATGAAAAATACTTTGTCCGTTGCTCCAACATCAACAATGTTATTTACATTGACAAATGTAGATGATGTAGACGTTTGCGCATTTTCTGCCACAGACACCACTAATGTGCTTAAATCAACATCATTGTTAGGAATAATGAATCTAACACCTGGTCCAACTACATATCGGTACTCTAGAAAAGTCCCTTCTCTTAGCTCAATACCAGTCATAACATATTGATTATCTTGTTTTACAGCACTATGAGCTTGTGTAGTGTAAAACGTATAGCGGGTATTATCGACTAATGCTCTAAATGGAGTGTATTTTGGAATTTCAACAAGTGCTGGAGCATTGACCAAATCGTTAATAAAAGTTAAATCTACAACTGCAGTTGCTGCTCTAGCCGAACGAGGAGTGTATCCTAATTCCTTAGCTTTTGAAGCCACAGACGATCGCTTTGATGCTGAATCAAGAAATGCTTCGTTAATAGCCAAGTTAGTATACAAAGCATTATAATGCGTGTTGTATGCTAAGATGTCCAACAATATAGACAGACCCGATCCTTCAAAATCGTAATCTTGAAACTCTTCTTGACCTCGCAAGAATTCCTTTAGACTTTCTTTTAGCTGATCAAAGTCGAGCTCTGTTGTTTGGATTTTTTTGTTTAAGATCATTAGCGTGTTCTCTTCAACGTAAGATCAACTGTTATTGGTCGTTGGGTGTTTACAATTCTAAAAGTAATCTGACAAAACACAGTGTTGTTATCAGGATTTAAAGTCACTTCCACATCAATCAATCGAACACGAGGTTCAAAATTGTTGATTGTGTTGATAATAGCTCTTTGCAACATTGCTTGTAGCAAAGGTGTAAACGGCTCAAAAAGTAAATTATAGATTTGAGACCCAATTTCTGGGTGAAAAGGCTTCTCATAGTGATTAATCATCACTAAATTTTTGACTGATTGCTTAATTGCATTTTCGTCATATTTTTTAGAGATATCACCTGTGACGGGGTTTGCAATAAAATTTAAGTCAATATCGGAAAAGGTTCGTGTATTTCTGGCCATATCTTTATTTATCCGAGAAGAATGAAACCTTGTCCGTATGTCTTATGATTGTTCATGGTAAACGCCATTCTTCTGTTTGATCCCCCGCCGTATGTATTATCACGGAATGAAGTATGGATCCAAGTAGAGTTAGCTCCTTCAAATTCTAAAATTAATTGGTCGTAGGAGACGAGTTTATCTAGCTCTTTGATTAACTGGAAATGAAGCTCCTTACGTTCTCTACCGCCAATCAATGCAATATCAACTGCACGACCTTTGGTGTGATCAGAGACTTCACTTGTACCTTTACGATAACCAGATGTTATCTTCCATTTTCTTCCGTATCCTTGAATTCCTTCTGGTAGTACTTCCAGATACCGTTCAAGAATGTTTTCACACAGTGTTGACAAGTTGGCTACAATTTGCTGACGTGTCAAACCACTCTGATCAACAAGTTTGTGTCGAGCATTGAAACCACCATCAAACATCATACCCAATGTGAAGTGCTCAGAAAGTTTGAAATCGGCTGTAAACGTATCCGTTGCCATAATCTCTTCCAACTTCGAAGACTGCTTGAATCCAGGAGCTGCACCACCACCAGCCGCTTTTTCCGATTCAAACAAATTAGCCTTTCCTTCTTGTGCAACGTTTTCCACAATATATGCTTGGCTAATCGGAGTTGCCCCTTCTTCTGGCAACTCATACATGTACTTCTCTTCACCCAGTGTTGGAGGAGACTTAATTGGTTCAACAATGGGATTGATTGGGATTCCAAGTGGTGGAGGAATCATACCGTGTACAAGTGCTTTTAGAGCAGGTTTGGTATTATCTGCAAGGGATGCTTGTGTGGGGCCTCTTACAGTGCCACTCATACGAATTACTACGTCAGCAAGAAGATGCATGACCCTATCGGTTGATATTAGTAGATCTTGACTAGCTCTAACGTGGTATTTCTTACCAATCGTAACAAATGCATCGTCAGCTGCTTTTATGTGATGATCTTTTGACGATTGTTGACACATATCTTCAACAGACAACAAGTGCATTTCCCTTTCAGATTTGACGAACATATGGTTTTTAGAATAAGTATGCAACTCGTTGTTCGATGTAATGTACATATCGTCTTCAGTTGTCATGATATGAGCTTTCTTGCGCGCTTGAAGATTCATCGTGCCGTTTGCCCAAAGAGAGAAATTACCTTCCACAGCAATGTTCATGTCTCTTGCTACACCAATATCAAAATTACCACCTACTTTCATCTCAGCTGACCCTGCAACTTCAATGTTTGCATCAGATCTACAATAGATGTTTACATTACCTGAGACTGTTACGTTTGCTTCACCTGCAATAGAAATAAATCCATTACGATCATAAATCGTGTACCCATCCCCTACAATTTTTGTGACTTTGGTGCCACTAGCATCAATTTCATCAAATGTACCTGAACGGTGATACGTATGGATCCGCTCGTACCCGGGAGTGTCGTCAAATTCCTGTACATGGCCAGACTCCGTCTCCATTACTTTGTTATATGGATACTTGGCGCCGTAAGGGATTTTGGGCTGATCAAAATAACCAGCATCGAGAGACAAAGGGATTCCCAATGTTCTCTGCGATTCTTTCAATGGAACAATTGTTTCTCTTACCACACCACGAGCTAGACGATTTGTTTCTTGCTCACTAGTGTATCGTTTGAGTGGATATTTGTTGTGAGGATCGACAAACCCTTCATTCCTTGGCTTACCAGCTTCATTCCCAAGCAATGATCCGTAAAAAGAATATGGATTTTGAGTATTACCAGCTAACTTGTCGCCGTACCCATACCCTTCAGGTGTTCTCATCTGATAAAAGTGCTCATAATACACCAACTTACGAGCAGCAATATCAGCTGAGTTATTACCAACACACTTCTTTGCTGCATAGAAGTATTGTGGGTGAGCAGTTGGAACAGCCTCTTTGGAACGATCGAGCAAATATAATACAGCGACCTCAGCTGAAATGTTAATGTCTGTCACTAACAATTCTGGTTGAGCCACAATTGCATATCCAGAAAGTCTTGCATATCTTTCGTAGTTGGCTCTGCCTGTTAGCTGAATAAACCCTCTTCCAAAAAACTTTCCACCATCTCCTGGTTGAGAATTACCTAACTGTCTTCCATTGTTTGCAGGATCATATACAAAGTTGAAGAATTCTTCTTTGGTTCCCTTTTTACCCACAATCCAGTTTGAATACAATTCGGCTAGAGCAATCTTACCTTTAAACGTTGATGGAAATATTTCCATCAATCTTTCAGGACGCGTATATTGAGCAGATTCCTCTGAAGGAATCCAATTGCACTCACCACCAACAATTGCCAACAAAGCACACTTCTGTTCGTTGGTTTTCATTCCGTATTTGTCAGCAGCTTTGAGAAGAGCTTTAATACCCTCTTCAGCCTTCGCTCTGTTGCCTTTCCAATCTGCAGGTGGCGTCAACGGAATTTCAGCCTTAGATCCTCCTGCATAACGATTCTCATCAATCACTGGAGGCTCAATAACCGGCGAAGCCCCACCGTAATTCGGACCACCATATACGCCGTAAACGGGAGGTGTCCCGCCCTCTCTTGCTGGAGGAATGAAATCGGGACTTTCCAACGTTACAATTGGTTTTGCTCGTGTGACAGCAATGTTCCCTGCGTTAATATCAGCTGACTTCTTAGAGCTGTAAGGCCCAATCATAATATTACTGACCGATACTGGATTCTCCAAAATAGGTTTAATTCCACCACCGATAGCTGATTGCAGTCCACCAGTAACATTACCTAAACCAAAAAAGCTAACTGCTGTTTGTAATTGACCCAACCCAGCACTTGTAATACCACCAAACTCACCAAATATGGATGTTACAAATGATCTAACATTACCGAGCAATGCACCTACTGTACCTGCCAAAGTGACTTGCGATAGTTCCCCAACAACGGTATTCAAAAGACCCGATGCTGTTGTGGAAAGACTAGCAACCTGTCCAGCTATTTGCTGAACATTGGTTATGACCCCCAAAATACTTGAAGGATTGCTGAAATTGACATTTCTAATTGAGTTAAAAGAACTTTGTATATTATTGAGAGATAGCCCACTTGAGCTTATGAGGCTGTTAAGAGACGCTTTGCCATTTAAGACTGCAACCAGTCCACTTCCTAGAGGCCCAGATTGAGTTGCAAGAATTTTAAATCTACCTATTGCTGAATCAACGTTACCTGTTCCAAGCAGCAGATTTTCAAAAGAATTCTTCGCGATACCATATGTTGACCCAACCCCTCCCACTCCACCTAAAAGGCCTCCAACAGCACTAGCCGAACTAGCCGTCTTACCAAGAAATGTTTGTAACAACCCAAACGGAGAGTTTGATACCTGATTTTGTGACAGGTTAGTAATTGCGCTTATTTGGTTATTTTGAGTTGTAATTGGACCAACGTGGTTAGCGTCAACCTCAGCAGGAGTCGTGGGAATAGGTCTTCCAGCTGGAGTAATCTCATCTCTAAAAAGAGGTGTTTTTTGAAATTCATCCACATGTACGGATTGCGTCTGAGGGATGCCGTTTAGAATTCCAATAACAATTGGTTGCTGGTTTTCAGGCCAATCGTTGAAGATGACAATAACGGAAGTTCCTTCTGGTGGAGGGATAACTGTAGCACCTGGCACACCAGTGACTGGCTGCATCAACATCGCCCATGGTAGGTCCTCTGTTGGCAAAACCACCTTATCATGAGTATGAAGTCCAACAACCCGAACCCTCATCCTCCCCAACATAAGAGGATCAATTCGATCCTCTACAACACCAATATAAAATTGACCACCATTACTCTGGATCATTCAGATTCACCTTAATGCTGTCTTTAATTAATTCCATTGTGCACTCGTGCTTTTCTCTGGAGATGAAATGACAGATTGATCCTATCAAATAATATCCGGATAGCAATTTGTCTTCAATATCGTCTTTTGTATGAAATTCTTTAATTTGAGTATTTTTTGGCACTTCTAAGTAGATTTTCTGGCCAGCGGAGTAATCAGTCCGTCCAAAGACTGTAATTGTCACTTTATACGCTTCCGCTGCCGATAATAATGCTTTTCTTTTTTGAATCGTCTGTGTGTTTGTCGTATCACTATATCCTTCAAAATTGTTGTAATACATATGGTCATGCATCAACAACCCTTTTGGTCTTGCTGCAACTTTTGAAGAATACAATGGATGTTCGTTTAGATGGTTTTGTTTTTCAAATTCGGGTTGATGGTAGGTGTGAACATATTGTTTAGTTAATATATCGTAGTAAATGATCTCACTACCATAAAACCCGGATTGCAATCGATCGATGTAGTTAAAAACATCGGACATTTGAAATTCAATGACACGCTGATAATCTTTCTCAATATCTCGCTCAGAAGATCCACCACCAATCTCTGCTGAATAATTATCCCAAATAAACCTCTGCATTAACGGAGCACCGGCATACAGGGTTTCTATCGAAATAAAATTAAAACCATATTTGTTCTCAAAAAACACATAGGAAGGGGATTCCGTTACACTCACGGCATTATCTGCGCAATACTGTAAACAGCGAGTCGGACTCCAAAAATTGGAAACAAACTTAGTTTTGTTTGATGTGTCTTCAATATTGAAGGTTTTTTTCGACTCAAGTCCAAACTCTGACGTAATCAGTTCCTCTACTATTTTTGATACTTTTCCGGAATATGCCTTGGATATTTTTTTATTGAGGTCAATGATAGCTTCTTTGGAAATAAAATGGAGAACGTAGACCACCTCTCTTTCCTGAGTCTTCATTCTATCATCCATTTTATAGATATAGAATTCTTTCTCATACACATCTTTTGCAGGAAGGGATGGAGTTGACACTTTGAGTCGAATCACTTCCTCACCAACTAGTGGCATCAGATTTGAAATTTCTTGTGAGTCTTGGAGGATTAGTTTGCCAGAAATAAACATGGAAAACATATCCTCGTAAATTTCAATACCAACCACTTGAGGAGTTACGGTTTGCGCAAACCCTATAGCCGTAATGATAGTGACGTCATTAATATCAACGTCACCAGCAAACCTTACTTTTTCACTGATCTTTTCACTATTTTCAGCCATGTTTTTACACTAGTAATTTAAATTCATCTAAGACTTTAACTAACACTTCTGGAGCAATTAGTTTAATTCTTCTTTTGTTTTCATTGAGATTATTTTCGTATTGATAATTCGTCACGCCTACAGCATCCATTACATCAGAATTAACAACAAAGCCATCTTTTTCCCAATGGTGAATCTCATTTGCTTCTTCAATTGACCCGTATTTAGTTATGATATATTCATCCAATTGGTGATAGTTCTTTGGCCAATCCTCAGCGTAGTTATATTTTTGATTAGCAATCATAATAACCCAATGATAAAAAGGAGATCCATAAACACGATCAGCAATAATTTCCGGTGTTTCTCCATCCTTGATATCATATTCATCATACAGGGTAATATTCTCAAGAATTTCTTTTCTTAGACGTACATTAACTGTAATGTCTCTGACAACTTTGAGGACTTCCTCTCCGTTTATATTGTAGAGGTAGTATATATTTGGGAATTCTCTAAAATACATGATTAGTACCCATCGCGTATAGTTTCTTTTGTCAAGAGAGCCAATTCTCTGAACGTAAGCGAGATATTAATTTGTGAAGGCATTCCATCATCAAATGAAGTAAACTGACCCTGAGGGGAGTACACCACAGACATATCCGTAAGAACGCAGGATGTGTGTCTGTGTAAGTTCATATTTTCTTTACCATTGTTATAATAGTATATGTCGAATTCAGAAGGGTACAAATACAAGAACTGACCTGTATTTGGTTTGAATTCGGGGTGCATGTGTAATTTGAATTCGTAGATGATATTTTGAACATCCTCAGCTTCTTTTTTAGAGCGCGGAAAGAACTGATAATTGAAACTAAATGTTCTGTAATCAACATCCTTAAAGATTTGTTCTTTTTTGGGGTTCATAGCAATCCCAGAGGATTTCGAAAGTAACTCACCCGCTCCTGGAGTTCTCAATGCCAAACCAGCAAGATACCCAGCTGTATCTTCTGTCAAAGCTGATAACTTGAGCTTAGCAATGTTTTCTGCACCCATTGCAATTGCAATTGAACCGGCTAAATCCGTATCTTGCCAATTCACCCCATACTTAATCGACATTTCATTGGGGATGAACAGTGCAATGGCTTTTCTTTGACGTTTGTATTGTTTATTTGCACCACCAACTGCAGCTACAGCAGCAAGACCAACCAAAGTACCGACACTAACGTTTGATATGGTGTTGACTGTTTCTTTCAACTTAGCTGCACCCAAACCTGTTGTGGTTTTACCAGCAATGTCAGCTGCTTGAACTCCTACAGCGCCAGCAACACCTGCAGTTGCAGCTACTCCCGTTTGCGAAATTTGTGAGCCTGATACTGCTCCTTTTCCTCTTGGAGGGACACTGCTAGCAGGCACAAACCCTCCAGTCGAAGAATCATCTTTGGTCAGCATCGAGTCTTCGTGCACATTAATATAAAAGACAACAAAATTATTACCGTAAGGGTTGTTTGGGGACAGCAAATCGGAGGGGTACGTCAACCCGTTGGTAGCATACTTGTTTCTTTCGTACTCAGTTGCTGCACGCAATGCCTTTCCGCGCGGTTGGTATTCGAGCCGTTGATTAGTAGGTTCTGCCATGGAAATCCGATAAGTATTGGGTTATTACGAATTATTTATCACAGCATGACAAAGTATCATAAAAGAAAATACACCCCAATTCACCCTGAAAAGTATGAAGGTGATCCTACCGGAATCATTGCTAGATCGTCATGGGAAACGAAATTCTTTATTTGGTGTGATAATAACCCAGCTGTCATAAAGTGGAGCTCAGAAGAGCTCGTGATACACTATAAATGCAAGACGGATGATCGATGGCACCGGTATTTTCCGGACGCAAAAGTGAAAATTAAAGACGCAGCTGGAAATATTAAGACGTATATTGTTGAAATTAAACCAGACAAACAGACAAGACCTCCCGAAACCCCCAAAAGAAAAACCAGGCAGTACATTAATGAAGTACTAACCTGGGGCCGCAACAGTTCCAAGTGGGACGCAGCGATCGAATATTGCAAGGATCGGGGCTGGGAATTTAAGATTCTAACTGAGAAGCACCTAAATGTTTAATCATTGTCACAAGCGTTAGCTGAATTATTGACTGCTAACCTTAAATAATACCTTTGAAAAATATAATGGCCACCGCGTCTTGATTGAACCCAGCACAAATTCCACATTAACGCATTCTTCTGCATTGCTTCAATAATGTCTTCATTTCCAGACCAACCACCGGTAGACATATCAATTTCTATTCCGTGGTCATCTATTAATTCCTTTCCCATCCACCAGTTTTGTCTGATGTAGTCAAACCAACCATCAATATCATCTACCAACCAGGTTTCAATCCTGCTGAGAACTTCTTCTGAAGGATATTGAGTCATTCTTTTATTCCAAAATGTTGTTTGATCCTAATAACAGCATCTACGATACCACCGTTGATGCCTCTTAGATAACATTGATCCTCAATATTATCCTCTTTGTCAATCCATTCCTCCGATACTTTTTCTTCCAAAGCCTGATTGACACATTCCCGAATAATCAACTCGGCGAACTTTTCAAAAACCTGATCTTGTGAAGGATAAGGTATTTTATCCGTGAATCTTGCTTTGTCAGCAAGTTCTCTAATTCGTTCGTTCATTATTCATCTCCATATAGTGCAGCATGCAATCGTTCAATTCGCTCTGCTGCCATAATCAATAACATCTTTAGAGCAATGTTATCTTGACTCTCACTTGCTTTTTTCAGAACATCAACTAATTCTCTGTTGGTCATTCTTTTATTCCGAAGTGTTCGCTAATAGCCTCTGCGTAATGGTATCTGTCTATACCACCAGTATCCACTACCGCATAGATACACTCTTTGACAATCAACTGTGCGAACTTGTCAACGTTAAAATCAATCCAGTATTCTTCAGGCCACTCAGTTGATGGGATTCTATCCGTGCATTGTTCCATAAGTTGTTCAATTCGTTCGTTCATTCTTCAATTCCAAAATGTTCTTTGATGTTTCGTTGAGCAAGTGATAAAGCACTATTATACGCTCCATCATCTTTAGGACTAATCTTTTGCCACTCCATTAAGCAAACACATCTATTGATGATTAGCTCAGCAAACTTTTTAATAGCCTGATGATCATAGTCATCCATTGAATCCCAACACCCCTGTGCTGTTATTCCGGCATAATACATCATATCCTCAATTCGCTCGTTCATTCTTCATACACCTTTGTGGTAACATCAAAACCTTGATATGTTTTCTCTGTGATTACTGTTCCCAATAGATGTTTGACTTTGGGATCATTCCAACTGTCTTCATCAACACAAGTATTCTTTGTAAGCCTCAGTTTACTAAGAATGTAAATAACTTCCTCTACTGTGGTCACTTTGGACCAATCCAAAGGCTTGGTTCTAACGACAATGGGATCAGGCTTAGTTCGTTTAAATAAATTCCACATCATTTAACTCCGAAATGTTCTTGGATATGATGAACACAATCTTTCATTGCTCGATCATATCCTTTATCCCAATCTTCCTCTGCCGATTCATTTGTATACCGTTCTGGAGTATTATCAATCAAGGTTTGAACACATTCTCTAACAATCAATTCGGCGAATTTAGAAATATCAAACGACTGATTGCGATCATAGATATTGGGATTACTACGGAACCCACATTGTTCGGCTAGTTCTTCAATTCGCTTGTTCATTTTTTTATTCCAAAGTGTTCTTGGAGATTCATAATATTGTCGATACATTTACTAATGCACAATTCAACGTCAGTCTTATAATTTTCATTATACAATGATTTGCCATATTTGGTCAACCGATCAATTTCAGTCTCAAGAACGTTTACACATTCCTTGACAATCAACTCAGCGAATTTAGGTAGACTGGAATTATAGTTACCTGCCCAGCCAATTCCCTCATCTTTTATGTATTGAAAACCAGCTTGTTCAGCAAGCTCTTTAATTCGGTCGTTCACTCTCATCATCCTTAGCTAAAACATGAGTAACAGCAATGTCTGCACCCCATGTTTCTGGTTTAGACTTAAACTCTGGTTCTCTATTTTCAACTATCGAAAGCGCCATCTCTAACCCATTATACAATCCCATCATGTACGGGTCATAATTCCAATTGCCTTCATAGCCTTGCACTTTTAATACATCACGAATTAATTCTGAAGCATTGTTCATTTCTTGAATCCTATTAACTTGAGAAACACTTTTGCAAAAAGATTAGGTGGCTTGGAAACGTCCAACCTATACGTCACATTTGCAAGGGTGAGGTTAAACGTTGGGGTAATCCTTCCGAGGGCCGTATTTGATGTGAGCGTAATACCCGACTGAAACCAGAGACCTCTATTCTTTTGATTATAATAGTCGTTTACAAGTTTGCAGAAAGTTGTTGCAAACTGTTTGGTCTTGAAATTATATCTTTCTTTAGTATCAGTATCGAAAGCGTCAAACGTTCCATCTGGAAGGTCAACAACGTGGTAAGTATTGTAATTCATCTCCAGGTCCTATGCTTTTCGGCAACATGCTCGCTGCCATCATATTCCTCAACAGTCCATTCCACATCATCTGGAATTTCCACAATCTTTAATCTAGCACAACTACCAGATGCAGCTTCACCAAGCTCCTCTACGACCTGTACAAGAATAGGATCATTACGTTCCAGGTCGTGATCAAAAAAGTATTCGTTATTGTTTTCAGTCCTCTGATCAGGAGGAGTGAACCAATAATGCACAACGAAAGATCCCGGCTCATCTTCCGTGTAAATTGGAATCCCTTTAATTTCAAAATACCGAAGAATGGCTTCGTGGGATAACCCAAATCCACCAAAGCAATCATTAATTACAACTTTCATGTCTCGACCTCATCAAATAGTTGCGTGTAGTATGTCATTAAATTCTTTCTAGCAGTGTCAAACGCTTGCTCAGAAGTGTACTGAACGTGATTTACTCCAGCAACTGCGGTAGCGTAGTCACCTAAAGTATCCAGAGTATCCTGTGCCATTGTTCTTGCTCCAGCATAGAAAGCAGCTTGTAGCCATTTTACCATAATTGCTGGATTTGGTGCACCCGATTTAAAAGAGTACTCATAGTCATCGTAGAATCGTTCTGCACGCAATGAGAACCCTTCATTTTCGTAGAAAAACTCTTCGAACTTTTCCTGCAAATCCAGTACTTTACTCATATTGGCTCTCCATATAGCCATAGTATCTTAGGATGGGTCTTTTCGTACTCTTCTACCAATTGTTTCAAAGTCCACACTTCTTTTGTGTAAAGGTCATCCAACCATTCACGGAATCGATACCAATCTTCCTTATGCATTGGATGCACAGCGATTTCTTCACCGTAGGGATCTCCCGTTCCGTGAACATCAATCCGACCAGTTGCCCACTGCTCACCATGCTCATCAGTCCATTTCTTACTAACTGGACCCATCCAATTCAAATAATAAGAAATTGCGTTCATGCGGTTTTCCTCTTTGCTGCACTTGTCGGTGGGAATGGGTGCCCAGTCAGCAGCCCACCCATTCTCTGTACGGCGTAATTTACTTAGACAGTGAGTGTAATTAGATCGAACTAACGAGGAATTCTCGACTGCCGATTTGTCTTCACTCATTTGACATTATCCTTTATTGGCCACTGACCTATCAACTTATACATTTCTTCTAAGTCCTTATCCCACGGAATAAAAGCTCGAACCGAATCATTCATTCCCCACGACTTATTACACCGAGTGCACCCAACTTTCCTTGATGTTGAGCTGAATGTCATTTGGACAATGTATTTGTGTCCAAATAGTGCGCAGAGAATTCTTTCAATCATGTGTTCTTCTCTTTTAATGCAGCTATAACGGCTTTAACGAAAGCAAACCTATCTTCTGTTTCAGCAGGCGATTTAACCCAAATTTCAAATATTTGCTCTTCTGTCAAGTCTACCCACTCACGTTTAGGTGGTGCGGTGTAGAGTGGTGTCACTTGCCATCTGTCCCAAGCGTCTCCGGCAAATTCTTTGTTTGGAAATCTGTCTGAATATGTCCAATGTGGTGGGCATATCATGTATCTCCACGCTACAGGATCCTGCTTTGCATCAAGATCATCAGTGTTCTCGCTTTTCACGTGTTCTTCTCTCTCAGCTTACCTTCGATGGTACGAGCGAATCTGATGTCCTCTGGAGACATTGCATCTAGATCGAAAGCCGTCAACCCAACCCACTCACGAGGAGCTTCATATGCAATCTTAGTTTCAAAAAGATCTTTCTGCCCAAGCTCCTCAAACCGTTCTTTGGAACACGACATATAGTCATCAAACCCTTTGCGTCTTACTAAGTAAATTGGCTTCATTTGTTATCGTCCCAAGCACCACATACACATTCATTTTCACTATGAGCTGCACAAATGCAAACTCGTCTAAGCTCACCTGTTTCTAGGTTTAGATCATATCCTACGGTACCGAACGTATCACTCTGCATGACTAGAGTTGGATACCGTTCATCCTCGTAAGACAAGTAAACCCTAACTCCCAATTCTTCACTGGAAACCATTCTTTTCCTTCAGTTCGTTTTCAATGACGCGAGCGAACCCTAAAACAAAATCCCTTGTACTTCTTTCAGGTTTCGATTGATCTTCCCATCTGCTCCATATTACATCGTCCGTCAACCCGACCCACGGTTGCTTGGGTGGTGCGGTGTATAAAGGTGTACCCTGTTGTCCCTCTCGATTCTCCACCCATGCGTCAAGGTGTAAGTCATAACGGAAGTAACCAAAAGGTTCTTGCTGCGCCTGCTCAAGTGCTTGGCGTAGTGCTTCAGCGGCGTATTTGTAATCATGAAAATTACCCTCGTTGTTAGAGGCAGATTCGAGCGCTTCCAACGCCATCTTCAATGCTTCGTCTTTAGTCATTCTTTTACTCCAAAATGGTCTCTAACCACATCGCCTACACTTTGACCCGCAGCGCGATTCTTTGATTGATTGCTGTGATTGGCAACTTGGGCACACTCACGCACGATCTGTTCAGCGAACTGCCGCAATTGATCCCGAGCACAACCACTGTCAAAATATGCAGCATCGTAGTAAGCAGTCATTTCTGCGTCTACTAACTCTTTGATTCGTTTACTCATAACTGTTCCTTGGTGTACAGCGGTGTGTCGTACTCATGTTGAATGTGAAATTGACGCCATTCTTTATCTTCTCTTTCGTTCAACCATAATTTTCTATCCGGCGCAACATACACTCTTGAACGATCAACAGCATCAAGGTATGCAACAGGCATCTCAGCGGCTTTTAGTTTGTCAGTCATCTCATTCTCCTCTTGCTTTTGCGATTGCGGCACGGGCTGCGTCAACTGGTATATCCATCCGTTCGCAGGCGTCAGCCAATACCGTTAGCGCATTTAACAGATCTGGTGCGGCGGCGATTAGGCGGGCGTTGGCAGCAACGTCACCGCTGCCGCAGTCACGCACTTCAGCCAAGAAACCCGGCACTGCGCCAGCTATCATCCATTCGCCAGATGTAGGGCTTGGGTTTGCGCGAACTACGCGCCAGGGGGCAGGTGTGTGCTTACTCATTGTTTTCTCCTCTTGCTCTAATAGCATTAGCGCATAACGTACATGCTGTATAAAACCGCTGGTCGTATTCTTGTTTGCTAGGACGCATTGACTCACACACCTCCGAACACGCCTCACGCTCCGCTAATACCGCTGCGTCAATATCGCTTGGCTGCTCAAGTGCTTGGCGCAGTGCAGTGATTGCAGCATCAAACATCTGAACGCTCATTTTGCTTTGGTATAACTCCAACGCCTCCAACGCCAGCTTCATTGCTTCTCGGTCAGTCATAATTTCTCTCCATTTTTGAAATTGCTTCACGCGCTACTGCATCTTTATCATCTAGGATATCAAACCCCATAGTATCGAAGTAACCGTTCCCGTCATTCACCATACGACCCTCGTAATCATATGGATCAGCATAGAACTTTAATGCGGTTACAAGTTCAGCGTTTACTTTACTCAAACGCTCAATCTCATCATACAACGGTTTGACTGTGTGCCATTCTGGATTCATAATATAAAACTCATTAAAACAAACACAATAATGATGGCAATCACAGTAAGAATCACCTGACCAGCCCACTCAGTAATAAAAGGAGACAATGCCACCACACCAGCAATCACTGCAAAGAACATAATAAAATTCAATAATCTAATCACTATTTGCTCGCATAAAACATTAGATAATCATACACCGACTCAGGATCAATTTGCCACTGCTCATTTGGGGTCTTCAGATCAAATGCCTTGTTGGGAGAGTCCCACCACTTTGGAGCCATTTCTTTTCCCAGCATGGCCATAAGAAGAACATTACACCTCTTTCGTTTCATCTCGTGCATCAGCAACCTCCTTAATTCCTAGTCCAATAAGACTCATTCTTGTGTTAAACTCTTCTACTGTCTTTGGGTAGTCCTTTAGAGGATACTTCATTTCCCAGAACTCTAGATGGCCGTATAGGACATGATTAAAGTCACATACAGCTGAACATAAGGGACATATTAGGGTTTGTTTGCTGGTTTCCATATAGCTATCCTGTCGGCCGACACCCCATTATACAAGTGCCCAGTTTTAAAGGTCAACTTTAGTTTTGGTCAGCCTCAATTGACATCATTTCGAACTGCTTCTGCAGCTCACGCTCCATCATCAGTTCGTCGTAGAGAATGTCAATCTCCTCATCACGAATTGACTCTGTTACTGCTGCAATCATCTGGTTAATTTGATCAACGGTCATCATGATCTCCATATCGAATGTTATAAGCACCCCAAAGAGCAATTATACCACCAACAACAGCAATCAGGACACCAGTGAACAGCTCAGTACCACTCTCAATTCCACCAACAGCACCCAACATCATAAACAAACCAATTGCAAAAGCGGTTGCGTAGAGTTTCATGTTCATTCCTTTATTAAACGAAATCGTAGGCAGTTTCAAAACCAACACGGGAGGTGATCACACCGACTTCACCCTCCATCGAGTCCAGAATCAGCGTTTCCAGTTTGATGGCTTCTTTGATGGAACACTCAACAAACAGAGTGCCGTTGAAGAATTCAGCTTTCGATGGGTTGATGGCTTTGGTAATTTCGAGAACTTTGGCTTCGAATTCGATTGCGTCTGCTTTCATTTTATTTAACTCCGTTTTGTTAACTGATAACCCATTATAGCAATTAATTGATATTTGGTCAACAGGGTAACCTCTTGTTTTTACAGGTAAAAAAATGCCCGGGGAATTTTCATTCTACCCGGGCGAGGATTTAACAGTATGGATCAAAATCCTCCCATTCCTTCAGTTCATCTACGTCTGTATCATACGTGTACTGAGGATCTGCGTCAATAATTTCAATCAGCTCTTCAGCCTCTACAAGAGCCTGAGCGTCACTTCGGCTCATTCCCTGCTCGATGTAACACTCAACTCGAGCTTCATATTCCTTGGGATCCATATTACTGCTCTGCAAGACTCAAAAGTTCTTCGTACGAAAGGCTTTTCTCAGGGAAAGCGATTTTACCCTCGTACTCAAGCTGGCTGATTTCGAAATCGGACATATAGTCGTCTTCTTCGAAGGAAATGTCAACAACATGCTGCATGAACATGGGTTCACCCACTTCCAGAACCACAGCAGATCTGGATAGATCGAACATGCTGATACCAGCAGGAAGGTTGGTGACTTTCACTTGTTCACCGCCCTTGGGTTTCCAGTAAGGAGCGTCTGCTTCGCCGTAGTTTTCGTAGACTTGGGTATGGATGACTGCAATCATTTTTAACTCCTGTTTGCTTAACTGATAACCCATTGTACTAATTAATTGATTTTTGGTCAACCGTTATCGTTCACTACAGCACATCATACTCGGAGATCACAACATCCATCGACTTCACAGCGCTTTCGCTCCAGCAGCTTTTAGCGTAGGTCAATGCTTTGTCCTTAGAGTCAAACACGCCATATATCGTACCTCTATAGTTTACAATATAGACCTTCACTTTTAGCTCCTGTTTGCTTAACTGATAACCCATTGTACCAAAGTGACCAATTAATGTCAACAGGCTTCCCCGTTGCGGCGAGCGTCTTCATCAAACATAGCCAAGTCAAATTCAAGTTCCCGGGCGCACGCGGGGGACATATTGTAGAGCTTTGCAACGAGTTCCTGCAGGGAGTTGTTGCTAAGATTAGAGAGTTGCAGAGCAATCATTTCAATTGAGTTCATGTAGTTCTCCTTAAGAACCCTGAGCTTATGACAAATTCAAATAAAGGTCAACTATCGAGTCCAAAGTCTTTCTTAGTCTTCCAGATTGCAAAATCAAGATCCCCCTCACAGGTTTCCATGTTTTTGATACAGCGTGCAGCGATCAACTTAGCGAACTTGTCAAGCTCCTTATCGTACCGGGCAGCCCAATCAATCACATCACCAGGATTCCAAGGTTCATCTGCCCATAAGATGAATCCAGCTTTTTTGGCCAGCTTTCGAACTTTCTTTTTCATGCAATTCTCCCTAGTTTATCGTAGATGAGTTGGTCGAGTTCGTATTGGTAATCCTGACCTGATCGCCGTTTTAGAAAAATCTCATGGAGGAGTTCATTTTCGGTAGCCACGGTATCCGTAACAACACTGATCCCGCGGTCTTCCAATTCCTCAATTAAATCCTCGTCTGAGAACTCATCCAGATAGACTTCGACGTCCACCGTAACGTATTTCATTGTTCATCCTCATTGTATTCAAGATCCCATCGAGCAACGGTGTCCCATTCATTTCGTCCAGAATTAAACACCATGACAGCTGAGTTCATATCATCATTTCTAGTGGCTTTTGGAAACTTCTTGACCTTGGTTGTGGATATGATATCCTCACAAAGATAAGAAGAAGAGAAGTGTTCCAATTCACCCATGATAATACTATCTTCTGCCCAGGTTGGGTCCTCAACCTTAACATAGTATTTGCGTTTAATAATTTGTACCGTTTCAATCACGTATTTTGCCATTTTAATCTTCCTTTCTAACCCAAGTGACCGAACCATCTGGTTGTTGCTTCAATTCATATACTATTTTACCTGACAATGCATCAATCTGCCCTTGTTTATAGAGCAGTGTTCGGTCGTGAAACATCATTAATACACCGAATATAAAAAATGCACTAACGAAATATCCGATAAAGAATGTCAACCAAAAGTCGCCGTCTTTCATTGTTCGTTCTCCAATTTGTTCCATCCTAGTGCTTTCATCATTTTATGTTTCACTCGTTCATTAGGTATTCTAAGTCGTTCGGTAGGTGTGAATCCTATTATAGAAGCAACTTCAACCACAGCTCCAGAACGGAAAATACCAGCGTGACAATGTACTATCACATTCATGCTATTGTCAAGTGCTTTTTGCAGTAACAAGACAATCTGTCGAGCTTGTTCATCACTAATCTTTTCTGACTCAGGAAACCCATCTTGATCGATGGCATCCAGAAACTCAAACTGATGAATCTCTTTAAATATATGTTTTGGTTTTGGGAAGAATGTGTTGGGATCGGCAATCTGAATAAGCATACAATTCTCACCCATATCAGAATGCCAACCATTCTTTATATCGTCCCACGACACATTCTCAATCCAACGAATCATGATATATCCTAATTTATTCTATAATTATATTATACTATAATGATAGATTACTGTCAAGAGGGTTGTTGTGTTTTTACAACATCCTGGAGTTCATACCGGACAATTGCACACATGATTCTGGTCCACGTATCCCCTGATAATGTACCATCAGGCAAGTCATTGCCTCGGTGCCAATCTTCTCCAGGTCTACACTTGCGACTTTCGGCAATACAACCAAGGTAACTGTAATTGCCGTACTGACGAAATTCATCTTTGGCAGTTATCGTGTACTTGTTTGTTTCGGTATAGAAACAAATACTCAGCTCCTTGCGTCCTTTAACATCAACTGTGCCCACGACGTGATATTTCGATTTGGGAATATCACGCTTAATTAAATTATACAAAAAATCAATAGTCATAACGACTCTCCTTTAAAATTAATTACTTCTCGTACAAATCATCCGTATGTGCATCACCATAAAAGTGTTGTTCAATTTCAGTGGCGAGTGTACCTAATGCTCGATTCCAATATTCATATGGACCAACGTCTTGTTCAAATGTTTCTGGAACAATTAGTCCACTAAGGATTTTACCAATATCTTCGATAATCAACTCGGCAAACTTTTGTAGTTCGAATTCATCAATGTTATCGGCTAGCACGCCTGCAAACTGAGCTGGAGTTAAATTTATACCTGCACATTTTGATAATTCTTTAATTCGTTCGTTCATTTATAAAGCCCTCTTCTTTAATTTTTAGAAGGTAATCTAACGCACGATCAATCTGATTATCAGTTGCTGATCCATTAACAATGCTGATGCACTTATTAGTTTCTTTATCGTATATTTCCATTTTAAATTTAATTTCTTTCATTTTGATTTCCTTTTCCATCAATCATTTCCGTAGAAGTGCTGTTCAATTTCTAATGCCACAGTCGCCAATGCTCGATTCCATTTTTCGTATGGACTGATAGATTGTTCAAACGTTTCTGGTACAATCAACCCAGAAATTTTTTCTAAACATTCCATAACAATCAATTCTAAGAGCTTCTGTTCTTTATATCTTGTACCCCACGAAAATTGTCTCCAATATTTCGGTAGGTGTGCATCACACATTTCTTCAGCAGTATCTTTAAATTTCTGTAATTTATTGTCATTACAATTTTCAGACAAACTGGGAATATCGACTTCGACCCATTCCCATTCGAATCCACGATATTTGTCCGAATATGCATTCTCTTCTGACAGATAACTATCTAAACTATCTTCGATATCATTATCGTCATTACCATATGAAATCCATTCTGGAGCGATTCGAGGTTGACTGGCGCCCCAGGCCCAAAGTGTTTTATATTCGATTATTTTAACTTTCATTCTTTAACTCCGAAATGTTCTAAGATTGTATCTCTATAAGCCTGTGTACCTTCAATCCAACCATGCTGATGTGCTTCACCCCAGGCACTCATACCTATAGGAGCCAATACATCGTCGTGATTATATAAGTCAGCACATTCTCGCACAATCAACTCGGCGAATTTTTTCAACTCTTGTTCATACACTCTCAAGAAAACTTCTTGGTCGTCATTCGATGTAAAACCAGCGTCTCTGGCAAGTTCTCGAATTCGTTCTTTTGAGTTCGTGTTTGTATCGGACTGTAGTTTAACAGCATAAGGGCCACTACTACAAACATGAACAGCAGTAATGTTTCTATAGGTTTCCCCGCAATGTGGGCAAGTTATAAACTTCATTTGTCAACTCCTGTACTTGTAAAAGCGATATACAATTTTATCACAAACAAATGAATTGTCAATCATCCTACCGGATTTTATCCAACTTAGATAGTATTGCTTCCGCATTTTACGAAGTTTCATTCGTGTATCTTTTTTCTTTCAATTTCAGCAGATAATCTAATGCAATCTTAATATCCTCACTATCAGCAGTACCATTTACGACACTAACTGGGCTGGTAAGCATATCAACACCTTCGGGATTATTAAATTCATACAATTCTAATCTAAATTCATATTTCATAATGAGTCTCCAAATTCTCCAATTCTAGCAGCAGCAAGGACAATTGCTCGGCGGGTGGCAGCGTAACGGTCTATATCCATTACAGTTATTCTATCGTTAACCCATGCCCCACAATCTTCTATACTTACATCCATCTGCAATTTAACAGCTAACCGAAACGCCTCACCGTCATCCTCAAGTGGGTTCCAGTTCACAACTAAAACTTTATCATCTTTCATGAACTCAAAATAACCAAGATCACTACGGTATTTTCCGTTGTATCCAGCCGCTTTTGCAGCCAGTTCCAGCAGTTTTTTGTCAGTCACCTTTCACCTCCCATGAGGAACATTCATAGACAACATTGCATACATAAAATCTCCCCAGCATTCTGCACTCCTTGGCGATGCGTTCTTTAGCACAAACCCAACCGAGTAAAAATGCCACAACAGATGTAAAAACTATAATCAAAGTACAAATAAGCCAGGTCATTCTTCACCCCAAACGATTTCTGTACATTTGTAAACTTTTTTACCTACGTAAAATTGACCAAAGCGTCTACACTCTGTTGCAATAACAGAGTGTGCCACCAACCACCCGATAAACCATCCGATAATAATTCCTACGATAAACCATCCGATAATAATTCCTATCATGTATTCCATGCTCTAACCCCAATATTTAAAAAGTGTGATTACGAAGCAAATTATACCAAATAAAAAACTTGCTCCACGTGGTAGCGATTGTGCCACGAACACTAAGGTGGCCACAATAAAATAGTCTAATTCAGACATTACCACACCTTAGTAGTGACAGCTGATTGTACAACAGCCATTGCCAACCAAGTCCAAAAATTGTATGGAATAGCGAGGACTGGAAACAAAGTGTTCAATGCCCAAATTCCAGCAATTGGAGCTGCAATAAGAACAATGACGAGAAAGGCGATCATGCCATAGTTTTTCATAATTAATCCTTAGAATACACGGTTGTGTTTGTTTTGAGTGATATTTTTACGGCGCTTCAATTCACGACCCATAGCATCCAACCACGAATGCAGACGTTTGCCGTAGACCAAGCTGTCCAATCCTTCTTTGCGATCGTATTTCCAACTATCGATCATATTGTATGTGTATCGAAGGTGGTCATAGTCCATATCACAGATTGCGACCTTCTCACCAGGCTTGCCCCAGAGAGTTTTGCGGGTTACGGCGTTAGTAGATTGAGTTTTCATAATAAATCTCCATGTTGTAAGAAACTTCATTGTATAGAGGACTTCTTTAAAAGTCAACGCGATAAATAATCAAATGGCTACCTTCACACAAATATTCGAAAAGAATCGTTATAACCTCCGGGATGTTGCACAAAAATCACGTACGTGGTTTGACCAACAGGCCAGGCTGCTGTCGCGCCAACAAATCGTTCCTCAATCGATGATGAAAGGCGATTCGAAAAGGAACACGATGCGTATTATGCCTGGTGAACTCTATATGTTCCAGTATAACGCAAAACACCAAGAAACACTACCGTATTGGGATATGTTTCCGATGGTATTTCCGTTTCGTAAGAAGAAGGATGGGTTTATTGGTCTAAACTTTCACTACTTACCATATCAGCTGAGAATCAGACTGTTGGATAGGTTAATGGAATTCCAGACCAACAAATCTTTAACGGAAACGACAAGGTTAAAGTTCTCCTGGGCAACTATCCAAGGAGTGTCGAGATTTAAATTAGCTGAACCCTGCGTCCATAGATACTTGTTGACGCAGATAGAAAGTCCAATCAAAAAAGTTCACCCACAAGATTGGGCCACTGCAATGATGCTTCCTGTTGAGAGTTTTGTTGGGTCAAGTAAACAACAAGTTTGGAAAGAGTCAATTAGATGAGTCTACAATCTTTCATTTCAGAAGTTCGTACTCGAGGAATGTCTCGCACTAACCGGTATGAAGTCGTTATTCCATTTCCGGATGGTAGAGGGTCGCGTCTTGCGAATTTGTTTTGTGAAGCAACAAATCTTCCAGGAATGAACGTTGCTACTACACCAGCTCGTACGTTTGGTGAGATACGTCAAATGCCTTATGAGAGATTGTTTGATCCTGTTAACTTGTCTTTTTATGTTGACGGAGACATGGAAGTGAGAGCAGCATTTGAGCGTTGGATTCATTTGATCTTCAACCAGACGAACAGATCGATTGCTTATTACAACGATTATGTGCGGGATATACAAATTTATGTCAAAAACGTTGAAGATAACACTACCTATATAGTTACATTGTACGAAGCATATCCCAAATCCATTCAAACTGTACAGATGTCGGCCGATTCTCGAGAAGTGATGAAAATCCAAGTTCAAATGGAATATAAGTCTTGGAAGAGCAGCCTTTCAGCTGAGATTAATGCTCGACCCACCAATACAACAAATTCTCTCGAGTCAAACCAAGATCCTAACGCGGTTAATACGTCTACAGGATATCCGTTGACCAACCCCAATGATATTTCGACCTCATAGAAATGAGTAATGACATGAAGATGAATCAGACACTAAACGATGTTTTTAATATAGAGGACGCTACCCCCGTTCAATTACCTGAGGTGATTGATAAAAATGGTGAAGTCATTCTTCCGGAATCAAACAGTGCAGATGAAAAGATTGAATACGATTATGAGAGAACAAGATCAAACCTCCATAGTCTTTTAGCACAAGGACAGGATGCTTTGATGCATGCTTTGGAAGTAGCCAAGCAATCCGAACACCCAAGAGCATTTGAAGTAGTAGGAAATATGGTGAAGCAATTAGCAGATGTGAATAGTCAACTGCTTGACCTTTCTGAAAAAAAACAAAAGCTAATGACAAAAAAAGAAGAAAAGCCAGCGCAAACGGTAAACAATAATGCAATATTTGTTGGTTCTACAAGTGAACTGAAAAAACTAATCGATAATATGAACAAAGGAGACTAGATCATGGCCTTGCCGATGAACGTGATGCCCACTTATACACTGACTATACCATCAACACAGAAACAAGTTAAATTTCGTCCTTTTGTTGTTAAAGACCAAAAAGCATTGTTGATTGCTCAGGCAACAGAAGATTTAGTTGTGATGTTAGATACGGTAAAGAGTGTAATTGAGTCGTGTGTAGTGGATAAGATTGACGTAGATAAACTAGCGTCGTTTGATATTGAATACATTTTCGCACAATTGAGAGCAGTATCAGTTGGTGAAATGGTTGATTTGATTTTTAGGTGCGATACCTGCGAGGATGATAAAGCAATAGCAAAAGTGAGAATTGATTTAAGAGAGCTCACTGTTGAAACACCAGATGGCCACGATCCAAAGATTCCTCTATTTGATGATGTTGGTGTCATGATGAAGTATCCTAGCCTTTCTACATTGAAAGAGTTGGAGAATGCTGCAATTGATGATATTGATGCAATGTTTAATATCACTGCAGATTGTATTGAATATATTTACACGTCTGAAGAGTTATTTTATTCACATGAGCAGTCTCGTGAAGAATTGTTGCAGTTTGTGAACAATTTGACAGCAGATCAATTTAATAAGATCGAGAATTTTTTCAGGACAATGCCAAGGTTGAGGCAGTATGTGAAGTACACGTGTCCTGTTTGTAATAAAGAACACAACAAGTATTTGGAGGGCCTCTCTAGTTTTTTTTAATGTGCCTGAGCCACGATAATTTGCACAACTTCTATAAGATGTCATTTGCTCTCATGCAGTATCACCGATACAGCCTCACAGATATAGAGCAAATGATTCCTTTTGAAAGAGAAGTGTACGTTACAATGCTTCTGCAATATCTTGAAGAAGAGAAGCAAAGATTAGAAAAACGTAGTTCAGGCTAGAGGGTCTAGGAAGTTAACAAGGAAACAAAATGCCACAGCAAGGTTTAAGATTAGAAGACATTATCCGATCACAGGAAAGAATGGCAGCACAGGGAGATAAAACTGCAGCTGCTACTATCCAACGTCTTCAGGAAATGGAACGCACACTTAAAGCCGATCATGAACTTAGTAAACAAGATAGACTACTTCAAGCTGTGCAAGTGTATGAAGCGGTAAAAGCTGATAAAGACGATGACCGAATTGCAGATGCAACAGAAAAGACGGCTGAAGAAGTTGAAAAGGTAAACAATAACGTTGCTAAACTTGCACAAGCAATTAAAGGTGCTGTTGCAGGAGAGGTGGTTGCGGCTCCGGAAGGTATGCAAGCGGTTCCAGCTAAAAAAGTTGCACAAGCCACAGCAGAAGTAGATACATCTCGGACAAAGGGTCCTTTGGAGGGATTCAAACAACTTGGTTCACTGAAAGGTTGGTTTGACGTTTCTGGTCCAAGTAGAGGAATGCTAGATGACATTATTCGTCGTCGTATTGCTAAAACTGAATATACTGGAACACAACAAGACACAACAGGTGCTAGTAAAGAATTAGCTGAAAAGAGGTACGCCTATACTGACAAGCTAAAGAAACAAGCTGAGGATATTAAATCCCGAATAGAAGTTTATAAAGGTCAAGGTCTTTCTGAAGAACAAATTCAAAAGACAGATGCATACAAACAGCTTCAAACTGTACAAGGAAAAATTGCAGTAGCTGATCCTTTAGTCCGTGAACGTGTGGCTGGAACTCTTGCTGCTGCAGCAGGAGCAACCAAAGAGACGTTCCAAGCTCCTTTAATTGCTACTCGCGAAGCCAAAATGGATTTACTCGGTGGAACAGAAGAGCAACAAATGGAACAGCAGAGGATGTGGCAAGAGGAGCTTAATCTTCTTGTTAAGATCGAAGAGAACACTCGAGTGTTTGCTACTGTTGCGGAAAAGCTTGACAAGATCGGAGCTAAACTAGGCGAAGCTGGAGCAGGGGGCGGCGGAGATGGTATTGACATCTTAATGCCTCCAGGTGGTGGTAAAGGTGGCAAGCCTACACCCAAACCCAAAGCAGGTGGTCGATTTGGCAGACTGATGAAAGGCGTTAGAGGTGCTCCTGGAATTGGAACAGCATTAGCTGTGGGTGCAGGTGCATATGAGGCGTACTCAGGATGGACAGAAGCGAGTTCAGAAGAAGAACAAAAGCTAAAACAAATTGAACGGCTTGAAGCATCTGGACAAATTACTCCTGAACAAGCTGCAGCTGCAAAACAAGAAGTGGTAGATGTCACTGATGTGAAACAAGCTGAGGCTGTTGGTGGTGGTGTTGGTACTGCTGCTGGTGCTGTTCTCGGTATGAAAGCTGGTGCAACGCTTGGTACATTTGTTGGAGGTCCTGTCGGAACCGTTGTCGGTGGAGCTATCGGAGGTGTAGTCGGTGCTGTGGCTGGATCTAGTGTTGGACAGGACATTGCTCGTTGGGGTGCAAAAGGGTGGCAAGCAACGAGAGACTTCTTTGGCGGTAAGAAAAAAGAGCTTCCAGTCAAAGCAACGGAAAAGCCAACTTTTTTTCAGCTAAGAGGTGAAGACGAAACTATTAACGCTCGGGTAAGTGAAGCTGATTTTGCCAAAAATGATCCTGAAGGGTTTGAGCTGTACAAAAAGTTCAAGGATGAACAGGCTGAGATTGTCTACAAACAAATCAGAGAGCAGCAGAAAAGAGATTATGGAAAGAACGCTGATCAGCCTGGGTTAGAACAAGAAGCAAGAGCGGCAGCCGAATCTACAGCTAAAGAGCAAGCTGTTCTAAAATTCAGGAAGCAGATTGAGGCAGCAAATGCTGGTTATGTAAAAATAAGTAGCGCTAATGGTCAACCAACTGACACATCGACTTTACAGGCAGACACCACTCAACCACCCACTGAGCACGTTGCCAGAGGCGTAGTTGAACCCATGCCTGTTGATGGCATAGAAGACACCGTTCCGATTAGAATTAATGGTCAAGAAGCTGGTACAATGGGACCAGAAGGGATTGTAGCTCAGCCTGGCCAGGAACAGGTACTAAAGGCAGCTCAAGCTCAAGCTCGTGAAATAGCTACACCAGGTACGGCTGTTCCAGCAACTCCAGCAGTAGGCGATATGGTATATACTCGATCAGAGGAAAATGCAGCTGCGGCAGCAACACCACCAGCAGCTCCATCTGCTCCTGTTGTAATTAATGCTCCAACAAATGTACAGCAGACGTCTAACTATGGAACAAAGAGCCCTCCGCGTAACACGGAGAGCTCTTATCAACAGTACAACAGGGCAAGATATTCGTTCTGATTTATTGGTGGACCTTTCTGATATCACCCTCGTCTAACAGCACACGCTCTCGCACGACGCCAAAGATCTCTACTGGCTGGTCCAGCTTGACAGTGTGCTGGACAACTCCACCATACTTCACCCGACTGGACTCCACAGTTCCCTCCACCAATGCCTCACCAACGTAGAGTCCAGTCACACGCTTGCCTTCTAGATCCCACATACCACTCTCCTCAAACAGCCTTGATCACGTTGTAGTAGTACGTCGTGGCACCACTTTTTGACATTTGAAGCTTCTCCATAAAGAGACCAATCAAGTTGTCACGTGAGAGCTTCATGTTCTCTTTGTACAATTCAATAGCACGTTGTTGCTTCGTGGGTTGACCTTTCACACGAGGAGCACGTGCTGCACGGGGAGTCTTGATTGTAGTTGCAGTAGGCTTTTTAGTAGCTTTCGGCATTTTAACAATCTTTTCACGATACACATGCAACATACGACCATCTTCAGTCTGAACCATTTCAACGACTTGGGTGCGTTGCTTGTTTTGAGTAGCGAGGTCTTTGTCAAAAGTCATTTTATATCTCCGTTTGTTCACTGTAAGTACATTATCCCAAATAAAACAATATTGGGCAACAGGAAAACCACCGCACGGTTAGTGGGGTGGTTTCTTTTTTTACAGCGCATGATATCAAGACATTCGAGACGGATCGTCCTCAGGATTTCTGCCCTGTTGTAGCCCGCGGGCTTTCCTAAACAATTCTTTAGCTTGAAATGCAAGGGAAATTGCAAATCCAATCACGATCAAGAACAGTAAGAAAAACAGAGCAGTTTCAATATTCCAATACATAATATTCCTTAAGAAAAGGCCCCGAAGGGCCTCTTCCTCAGTCTTCGTTGGCGATCGAATCGAAGTACGCCATCATATCCTCGTCATCATCCTCATTCAAACCTGGTGCAGGCTTGGATTTGGCTTGAGGAGCTGGCTTAGCTTTTGCTACGGAAGCTGCCCGCACGGGAGCAACCTCTTCTTCAGACACGTCCTGAGCAGTGATCGAGACAGGTGAACCAGAGAGCACTTGCTCGAGTTTGGTCTTCAGCTCATCGTACGACTTGAAGTTCTTTGGATCTAGGAACTCGGAGAGCTTGTGTTGTTGGTTAGCGATCGCCAAGATCTCGTCATCGTCATCTGCAACAGGAGAGGGAGACTCGAATTCAGACGCGTCATAGTTAGGATATCCATCGACATTCTTCATACGCAGCTTGAAGTTAGCACCTTCCCAGTAGTCGAACACGTTGACAGGATCCTGATCCTCGAACGTTGGGCGAGCCTTGTCCATGATCTTGTCGAAGATCTTCTTGCCAAACTTAAAGAGGAACACCTTACCGTTATTCTCTGGATGCTTGGGATCATTGATCACCAGAATGTTCGACACGTAGTTGAGCTTACGCTTCTGAGCACGAGCTTGCTTACGAGCTGGACTGTTGTCGTCAGTAGAGCTGTTCCACAGACGCATATTCAACTCACCAACTGGATCTTGCTGACCAATAGTCGTCAAGCTGTTCTCAATATACCAACGGCCTGTTGGACCCTTGAAACCGTGAGAGAAGATTTTAACCCAGGGAAGTTCATCACCCTCAGTGCGAGCTAGGAACCTGATCGTAGCAGAAGCATTACCAGCCTTATCACGCTCTGGCTTCCAGAAACGAGTGTCCTCGTATGATTTTGCACCTTCGGGATTTGCCATCTTTTCGATTTCAGATGACATCTTAGAAAAGTCATTGTTGCGCATTGCACGCAGTTGTTTAATATCCATAATGTTTCCTTTTATATAAACGTAGTATTAACGGAGTATTGCGATGTATAGATAATCAAGAGTCCTTCTCACTTGTTATATTTAGCTCGATCTCATCAGTGATCTCTACTTCATCATCAAAAAAATCACCATCGTCTTCATCGTACACATTGTTGACGATCTTCATGCCACCAGACTTACGTCCACTAGCATGGTTGGAACGCTTGCCTGCACGTCCCTGTCTGCGCTCATCATCGAACTTGGAATTGCCGTGATGGCGAAATGTCTTACCCATTACTCAAAAATCCTCTAACAGAACAGTAATAAAATTATAGCAGCTCATATAATTAAAATCCACTTTATGCATATGCAAAGTTTGTCACCGGTTGAAAAACTGTTTGAGTAGTATCCTCGTGGAATCGTTTGTACACCTTTTCCACCTTACTCATATCAAAGTGAATAAACTTGCGTGACTTTTCAAGAATGAGTATCTCGTCGTTGAACATCAAATTCAAGTGACCAATAGACTTGAGTTTGTTGAACGTATCCTCAAACTCATTAATGATCACCATAAACTCAAGCGTCACCTCATTTCTTAGATACATCTGGATGAGGTGGCTGGGTGTTGTACAACCAGCTGTTGTCAAGTCTTCTTCAAAGATCCTCGTGATAGACTGACGACGTCGATTGTATTCCTTATAAAACTTCTCACCATCATCACTGTACACAAAGTTGGGATTGTGGTACATAAAGTTAGCTGCAATGAATTTAATTAACTCACGTTCATTTGTGCACTGCTTAGCTAATCGTTCGAACAATAAGCGATCGTTACGTTGATTAAATGTTTCATGAGACCCTTTCACTCGTCCTCGATTGAGGAACACATCAAACTTCGGATTGGTGAAATGCAATTTGATTGCAGTGAATAATTTGAATGCTCTAAAGCCGTCCATTTTATACGTCCAGTTTAGCTTGCCTTGGGAGATAGTTTAGCTCTCGGAAATCGTTCTCAATCTTCTCCTTGAGAGACTTATTTACCTTAGAAGCAATGTCGCTTGGTTCAATCATATGATCAGCACAATACTTGAGAATCGCATCCAGGTGAGATAGTTTAAGTTCCACTGCCATCTTTTCAATGTGAAGAGAGAACTCGTTTGAGGTCTTAAATACTGGTAGATCGTTCATATTGTCCAATGTAGTAGTCGGTAGTTCTAATCAGGTGTTCAACCTCATTATAATCTTTTAACATCTCACGATATGTAATCCAGTTATCATCTCCAACATTCTCATCTGAAAGCTCAACCGAATCCAAAAATACGGAAAAGAACCTATCAAGTTTCATCTTCTGAACGATCAAATCATTTTTGATCTCTTGAAGTTTATCGTATGATGCGCTGCTGATTTCTTGGAGCGTAATCATTTTTTGAACGGTTTAGTTGTTGATTCAAAAAAATCTTCGCTTACTTTAGGCATGGAATTCCAGTCGTGTCTAGGATCTGGATCAGATACTTGAGCTGTTGGGTATCTTCCGTTATCTCCGAAAATGATTCCATGAGGTGTTAATGTTGGAGCATTATTTGTCCATGGATCTTTGTAATCAGACAATGTAGTGTCTTGATCTGCGGATCTTTGACTATCTGGTTCCCAACTCTGCTCATCACAATAGTCTCGAAGATCTTCCCAAGAAACCTGGAACCCACAGCCATTAATAAAATCGACAAAGCGATCTACAATCTCCCACCAGGTTGGATCGCTTTTGGTGGTATCAATCACGATGTGCGTTTTACCGTTTTCGTCCTGACGTAAAAATTCAATTGTGTCCATAATATTTCCTTAAGTCCAAAGTCCACGACGGATTCTAATCAATTTGATGAGCATTTTTTCATCCTCTTTCCAGTACCGTTCTTCCATTTTATGGATGAGATTCAGCATGTGGTCAACCTTTGCTTGCTCCTCTTCTGTTCTAGAGGCGCGTGACAACCAGCTAAGTCTATCTCCATCACTCTCACGTGATGTGCAGTAAGCAGTCCACCCACTTGCATCGTAAGGATCAGGCCGATTGGGTCTCACATTCTTCCACCAATTATACAGCACTTTGATGTCTTTAGCAACAAGAGCTTGAGGAGTGAGTTCACCAAGATGAGGGTTATCTGTATTTACTTCGTTTTCTGTGTAACGTAGCTCACTTGCCCAATCCAAGTAATCCATTGCTGCCTCGATATTGCGATGGGTCCTCCAACGGAACCAACCAACAGACCAGAAAGGAGCCTTGTACTTTTTACGAGCTTCCTCATCCCAACGAAAGTTAGCGGCAGCAAGCTCAATCTCAACAAAGTTAACAAGCTCATCGAACAAGCAGTGAAGAATTCTATCCTCAAACTCATGCCACTGACCTTTCTTAAGGTTACTGGTAAGAGCATGAGTCTTACTGACAAACCGATTATTGATCCAGTACTTGAAATCATAAACCCGATCAATAGGCCACATGACGAAGTCTTGAACGTAATCCAATCCTTCCTCTGCAATCCAGAAACGAATAGGGTGAGCTGACTTGGCGTTCTCATCCCATTCACGCCACTGTTCACTGGTACCAGCAAGAATCTTTTTGGTTCCTCTAAGCCAGTCTGCAAATTTACTACACGACCAATATTTGGATCTCATTCCTCTACCCTTTCAACATCAAATCCATCAGATACCCAACATTCAGTATCGGTGTTGTCCCAGCCTTCTTCTTCCCACGAAGAATATGGTTCTTCATCCCACAATTCCTCCAGTCGATCCCTCTCCTTTTGAGGCATATCATCAGGCCAGATAACATCTTCTGAACACCCATCGATTAACTCATCCATCTCAACGTTGGTAATGTTGTTGTCACCGGCTGCATAGTTCATATCCACACTCTCACCACTTGGACCACTACCAAAATCAAACTTAGGTTCGTTATCATCA